CTAGTCACTGAGCTGGGCGAGCGCGTCCTCAACGTCCGTACCTTGAATGACTTCGTAGGCGCGGCACGCCATGGACCACATCGCCTGTTCCTGGGGATGGCGAGAAAGATCGAACCGGAAGCCTTCCTGCGCCCGATAACCCAACATTGCGTAGAACTCGCGCGCCAGATTGTTGGCGTCGTCGACGATCTGCTGTTCAGTTCTCATGGTCGTTGCCCGCTCTCTGCTTACGTTTCACCGGCGGCTCGATCGGCGCCGGGCTCTCAGCGACCTCCTGCGTCGCCAGCACGTGCGCATAGCGCTTTCGTGTGGCTGCCAGCACTCGCTTTTCGGTTCGCTTGGCGTATCCCTCATAGGCCTTGGATTTGTGCGCCGACAGCGCGCGGCCCTGGCCGTCGGTCAGCTCGGCTTCCTCGAGCTCGGTCATGCCGCCGTGCCGGCAGGCGTCCAGCGTGAAGGTGTCGGGCAGGCCGAGCAGCTCGCGCAGCTTGCGGACGTGCCGGCCCATGGCGTGGATGTCCCAGACCTGCGCGACATGCTTCTCGGTCCGTCCCGGCTTCATGATCAGCCCGGTGCCGAGCTTCGGCAGGTGGCTCAGCACCTGCTCGGCTTCCTCGTAGAACAGCACGGTCTCGCCCTCGGCCGTCTCCTCGAGCGGGTGCAGCACCATCTCGCCGGTCTTGTGGTGCTCGATCCGGATCTTGGCCGGGTGATCCTTGCTGCGGTAGCCGGTCCACGTGACATAGCCCGCCAGCACGTTCTCGGGGCGTTGGAGCCACTCGAAGCAGATCACGGCGGCGGCGGCTGGCTGCACCTGACCGATCTTGATGGCGCCCCAGGCGAACGCGTAGACCTGTTCGCGCGTCGCTGCGGGCTTGGTCGCCTTCTTGCGCCGACGCACGGCGACGCCTTCCCACGGATTCCAGACCGGCGCCTCGTCGGCCCCCTGCGCGCCCTGGATAAACAGGCCCGGGTGCAGCCGATGCACGACGCGCCAGGCGCGGCGGCAGAACACCACGATCTTCTCGGCCGTCCGGGGCCGTTCGGTTTTGCCTTTGCGGGCCGGCGTGCTGCGGATTCTGGCGTAGAGCTTGTCGGCCACGACGGGCGTGATCGAGGTGACCATGCGGTCTCCGATCCGGATGCCGGACTTGCCGACAGCGTCCGATACCACCTTGATCATGTGATCGTAGTCCGGCGCCACGCGCGCGGACACGCGCTCCTTCCAGTCGTTCGAGGCTTTGTAGGTCTTGAACAGCCAGTCGACCGTGCCGGCGCGGATCTCGACCTTCGGCTTCGGCGGCTCGCCGAGGCGCATGCGGTCCCAGTCGTCGAACAGACCATTCAGCGTTGTAGCTGCGGTGCACGCGGCCTCGTAGTTAGCGCCCAGCGCGCAGTCGTGCTCCTTGTGCAGGGTGCAGCCGAGCTTCTTGTAGTACGTCGGGAGTTCCCAGTAATACCTTATCGCGCCTGCGCTTTCCTTGGTGCGCACAAAGCGGGGCAGGGGGCGAGCGAGGTTCACAAATCCGCCTCGACGTCCGCCGCGGTTTCGTGGGCGGAGGGGCTCCCCGCCGGCCGGGCGATCGCCCGGTCCAGATCCGCCGTCAGCCATATCTGGCGCCGTCCCTTCCTGATCGCCGGCGGCGGGTAGGTTCCCGCCTTCACCTGGCGCAAGAAAGACTCAACCGAGACTTCGCCGCAATACCCTGCGGCCATGGCGGCCGGCTGCCGCGGGGGATAAACGCCGGGGAGGGTGGTGGCGGGGCGAACGGTCATGGCAAGGCTCAGTTGGCCAAGCGCACGGATGCGCGGCGGCAGAATTCGGTGAAGGTCAGGTCGGTCAGAACGTCCGAGACGTCGAGGAAATAGCTGTACTTGGCCTTACTGTGCGTCGTTGCGGCGACGATCCGGGTGTGGCCGTCGAACGTCACTGCAAACGCACGGTGCTGGTCGCCGATCAATTTCAGGTGCTCCGCGAGCGCCTGGCAGCCGGCGTCGGTGACGCAGAAGCCGCGCAAGCGGCCTGACCGCCGCCCTTCGCGCCAAAACGGCGAGGCTGCCATCTCGTCCGCGAGCGCTCCGTCGGTCGCATAGTAGTTGCGGTACGTCTCGCCGGTCGGATCGAGAGGCCGGCCGAGCGCATGGTCAATGCGATCCATGGCCTCGTTCTCCAGATATCGGTTGATCGATGGTTGCGCCGTCACGTCGTGACCCTCCGCTTCGGCGCCTGCAGCACGTGATCGGTCGGCATTGCGTCGTGCAGCTGGCCGTCGAGCTCGCGGCCGGCGAGCTTCTTCGGCACCTGCAGCATGTAGACGCCGCCCTGTGGTCCATTCCGTATTGTTGGCTCGGGATAGACAATCGTTGCGCCACAGGCGGTGACCTTCTCGATCTCGGTCAATGGTCTGTACGCACCCCATTGCTTGAAGAAGAAGGGCACGTTCGCTGCTACGCATTGATCCCGCAGCGAACGTGCCCAGTCCGGGTGCATCGGGCGGGCAGCGGGGCCAGACTCCCCGCCGACGATGACCCAGTCCAAATGTTTGCCGATGATGTGAGACCGATAGTCCGCGCCGCCGCTGACGCGCACGGCCCGCGCCAGGTCGATCGGCCCGAGCAGCGGCTCGGCTGAGATGAAGCGGATCGCGGCTGGCGTAGCGAGCAGCCCCGGAATCCGTTCGTCGGCTTCCTGCTGCCGCTCGGTCGAGACGCCGAGCCAGACGTTGGGCAGCGGCCACGGAACCTGCCGGTGCCCATAGGGAATGCGGTCGACGATTGTGAGCATCGTGAGCCCGACACGTTCCGCGCGATCGGCATCGAACCATTGCCGCATCCGCTTCGCGCGCTTCGTCAGCAGCTGAAACGTGTGATGCGGATTCAGCGCCATGACCGCGAACACCTTGTCGATCCACTCGTCGGGCACTTCCTCGTGGAACAGGTCGCCCATTGAGTTGACGAACCAGGTGGTGGGCTTCTTCACCTTGAACGGCTTCAGCAGGATGCTGTCGCCGGCCAGCGCCAGCTTCCCGGTCCACACGGCGCTGCCGTTCACCTTCTTGGTGGTGCCGTCATACTGCGCGGCGATCGTGCGCTTCTTGCCGCTGCGCTGCTCGGTCTCGCGGGCCTCGGCGTTCATCGCCTCGATCCGCGCGGCCATCGCCATGGCGTAGCAGTTGGTGCAGCCGGGCGTCGCGATCGAGCAGCCGACAATTGGATTCCATGTGTCCGTGGTCCATTCGATTTTGCTGTTCACTCTGCTGCCTCCAAGGTGAATTCTTCGGCCGCTGGCCGGCGATCCTGCTGTTGCCGCGGCCGGTAGTTCGCAGCGACGATCGCCTTGACGAACCGGCAGGGCACGGAGTTGCCGACCATGCGGCCTTGCTCCTCGGCGGTGATCCGGCGCAGCACGGTCCCGCTAGCGGTCTCCCGCGGGACCATGATGTCGATCTTGTAGGTCGGCGGGAACGAGTGCGCGTTGAAGCGTTCGCGCGGCGTCAGCATCCGCATGCCGATATCGACGATCTCATAGTCCTCGCCCTTCACAGTCACGAGGCCCATGCGTGCCTTGGCCGTCAGCGTGTGCAGCGGATCGCGCACGTCCTGGTGCTGGCCGCCGGTTTTGTAGAACTTGACCAGGAAGGCCCGGACCTCGGCCAGGTGGCCGCCCTGGGCGGTGATGGTCGGCGCCGGCGCCTCAACCGACACGCCGCGGCGCTTGCTGCCCTTCAGATTCAGCAGGCCTGCCGACACGACCGCTTGCGTGCAACCCTTGCCGACGATGGTCGACAACGGCTCGCGGGCATCGTGGCCGGGCTCGAGGTAGTTGTGCTGGGCGAGGAAGGCGGAGACCAGGTGCGGCCGCGCGCCGCCCGCCGTAATGGTGTGCATCGGCCGATCGGCTTCATTGAACGGCTTATCGGAGTTGCGCATCATCATCAGATGCGGAGCGACCAGCGTCGCGCCATTGCCGGTTGGCACCACGACGGTCAGCGGCTTCTCGACCGATAGCGTGCGCGGCTCCTGACCGTCGCGCTCGCCATAGCGCGGCACCATGAATGGCACCACGAGGGCATGCTCGCCGCGCTTCGCCCCGGTCTGCGTCCGGATCGGTTCCCGGATGCTATGCGCGCGGGTGTCGCCAGCATGTGTGACCGGCACGATGAACGGATCGGCACATTCGATCACGTAGCGAACGACGCCCTTGAAGATCCGCGCCAGCGTGTTCGGCCTCAGCGGTCGCTGCACGCGAGTGCCGGTTTCGAGGTAAAGGGCCTTCACTTCTTCCGGCGACAGGAAGATCGACGGGCAGGGGATAGACCAATCGATGACGTGGTCGGCGGCCGTGCGCCACGGCTCGACGGCGCCCGACAGTACCTCGGCGGATTCCGGCGCGCCATGGGTGTGCGCCGGCCAGACGATCGGCTCGTCGTCGCAGCGAGCGATCAGCACCAGGCGGGTGCGGATGGTCGGGTCGCCATAGTTGCAGAACTTCTCGATACGCCACTCGATCCGCTTGTAGCCCTCGCGCCGCAGCGCGCGCAGGAACTTCTGAAACTCCTCGCCGCGGCGATCGGGATCGGGCCGGCCGTTCGGCAGCAGCGGACCCCACGTCACGAACTCCGGCACGTTCTCGAGGAAGATCACCCGCGGCTTCTGCCAGGCGGGCAGCTGCGCCCAGTGCAGAGCGACCCACGCCAGGCCACGGATGCGCTTCTCCACGGGCTTGGCACCCTTGGCCTTGGAGAAGTGCTTGCAATCCGGCGACAGCCACAGCATGCCGATCGCGCGGCCACGCGCGGCTTCCGACGGCACCACCTTGAAGATGTTCGAGTTGAGGTGCTCGGTGTTCGGATGGTTCGCCTTGTGCATGGCAATCGCGACCGCGTCGTGATTGATCGCGAGATCGGGCGAAACGCCGAGCGCCTCCTCGACGCCGGTCGAAACCCCGCCGCCGCCGGCGAAGCAGTCGACGATGATTTCCGGCTCGAGTCCGAACGAGCACAGCTCCACAAGGCTTAGCTTGCCGAGGTGCTTCGTGGTTTGCCCCCCCATTTCCATGCCGGCTACTCCGCCGCCTGCAGCTGCTCGGGTTCGAACGCACCGCACAGTTCGCGGATCGCCCTCATGACGCGCTGCCGGATCTTCGGGTCCTGAATCCGCACGAACGATCGCGCGATCGAGATGCCGTCGTCGCTGGCGATGAACGCGTCCATGACGCTGGCGGTGCCGGCGCCCTCGGGCAGTCCGAGGCCGACATAAAAGAAGCCGGGCTCGACCTCGAGGCGCTCGGCGATCTTCGCCATGGTCGAGCCGCCCACGCGGTTGGTGCCCTTCTCGTACTTCTGTACCTGCTGAAAGGTGAGGCCGAGCGCCTGCGCCAGCTTGTCCTGGCTGACGCCGAGCTCCAGCCGGCGCATGCGGATACGGGAGCCGATATGCTTGTCGACGTCGTTGCTGCTCTTCATGGCTTGCGCTCCTCGGCTGGGCTGGGCTCGAACTGCTGGCCCGGCTTGATGGTGAAGGTGAAATCGGGATGGTCGCCGATCACGAGATAGCTCTCGCTCGGGCTGTAGTAGGTCTTGCCTCTGATGAAGGCGACGAGCGGCGCGCGGCCCTCGGCGATGATCGCCTCGAACCAGTCGACGTTGGTGAAGGTGATGGGCACGCCGCCGCCGAAGCAGTAGCCCTCGATCAGTCGCTCCGGCATCCGATAGATGCGGACGAAGGTGCGCGGGGCGAACAGCTGATGAATCTCCGCGCTCATCGCTGCTCGTCCTCGGATAGGACAGTCGCCAGGCGGCGCTTCTCGCTCTCGTGGAGCTGGCGACACTGCTCGGCGCCAATGAGTACGTTGTGGAGCGCGGCGTTCAATTCCTCTTGGGCTGCGTGGTCATCTGGAAAGCGACACATCGCGACATGGATATGCTGCGCGGCACTGAGGAATTGTGTCGTGATGACGTGCATGTCGTTCGCGGAGATGATCCGGGTGCGACGCTGTTCTTCCTGATCAGTCATTGTCGGCCTCATTGCCGCCCGGCGTGAGCGCGGCGCAGAGCGCGATGCGGATAGCTTCGACCAGGCCGATGGTGATGACGCCGGCAAGGATGGATGTGAGGGTGATGCGATCCATGGTCATTCCCTACGGCGCCGCAGACAGCTGGGTGATGCGGACCTGCACGCTGTGCGCGTCGCGCTCGATCCCGAACTCCCGCGTGACGATCTCGCCGATCTCCCGGTAGACCTTCCCCTGGGCGCGGAGAGACTCGATACGCCGATCATGCTCTGCGCTGTAGGGATGAACGGTCTTTCCGTTGCGAACGTAGATCCGTCGCGCTCGGCCTGGCTGACGCGTGATCAGGCCGTGCCGCAGCATGTACCAGTTGACCGTCGCCGGGTGCCGATCGAGGATCGCAGCGATGCGACCTGGCGTCGGCTTGGCCAGCGCGAGCGCGAGGCGCTCGATCTCGGACTTCTCTTCCGCGGCCAGCTTGCCGCGTTTACGTCCCGCGAGACTTGCTTTGCTCATCGCTGCTCGCTCCACGCCGTGACGATCGCACCCGCGACCTCCGGATCCGACACGGCGGCGATAGCGAAGGCCGGCGCATGGAAGAAGATCTTGATCGTGACCGGTCCGTTGCGACGGTCACCCTCGATCACGCCGTGGCACTGGCGCTGCTCCAGCGGCGTCAGGTTGCGCCACTTGGCGATGCGCCAGCAGCGGCCATAAACGATGCCGGACTTGCCGGATGCTGCGCAGCCGGGCCCGACCGAGAAGCCGCGGTCCTTCAGATACGTCTCCGCGTCGTTCAGCGCGGAAAAGTCCATGCCCTTCTTGCCGTCGAACACCTTGGTGAAGACGACGGTCGGCTCGGGCGGCGGCGCCGTCGGGCGCCGATATTCGAAGCGGCCGATCTTGATGACGTTGTTCATGGTGCAGCTTCCCCCAGTGATGCTTTGACGGGATTGGGCAGGTTGGTGTCGCCTTCCTCGCCCTGGCGCGGATACTTCTCGCCGCAGAACGGACAGAAGGTCGGGACCACCATCAGTGGTGGGCGGCGGGAGCGCGCGTTGATCTTCTCGACCTGCAGTACCGGCAGACAGTCCATGCCGCTGCGGTCCTTCGTCAGCACGAAGCCCGTCACGAGCCTGGTGTTGTGCGCCTTCAGGCTCTCGTTGATGTTGGTCATGCAGGTGCACATCAGGTGTGCTCCCGCGTGGTCGCCGGACGGTTCAGTTGCCGCCAGAGATCGAGGCACTTCTCATAAAGGCCGTCGCCGATCGTGCGCTCAAGCCCGCGAAGGAACGAGCTCGGGACGATCTCGTAGCCATGCGAAAGCGAGAGATAGAATTCACCATGCAGGCCGACGGAGGGATCGCTGTCATTATCGATGGTGATCGGCACCGGCTTATCGTCATAGTCGCAATGCAGCCCTTCCTTAAGCAGGAACAGAAGGCGTTCGGTCTCAGCCGTTGCTTCGTGGCATTGCTCCTGCCAGCTAAGCGGCTCATCCTCCGGAGGAGTATGATCGGCTGCAGGCGCATCCTTCAGCGTGCGCCCCGTCTTGAAATCGACGATCCCGCCTTCGAACCGGATGCCCATCACGACGTCGCTGAAGCGATAATTGTTGTTGTTGCCGCGGAGCTGGTAGTAGGTATCTTCCACGACGCGAACGTCGAACCAGGCATTCGGAGCGGTCTGGCCCCAGTATTTGCTGCTGCGCTTGATGCGCGCGACGAGTTGCTGATCACTCATGTCGCGCCTCCCGCAAGGTTCAAGGTGACACGGATGGAGAGCGGCAGCTTCTTGCTCCACGCGCGATGGCTGGCGCCGTCGCATTCGGGGCAATCGCAAGGGCCCTCGTCGTAGGCCATCGGATCGTCGTTATCGTCGAGATCGAGCTCGGCGCGAAGATTGTGCCCGCAGCGCCAGTCGTCGCTGCCGAACGCCGCATTCTCGAATCCCCACTTGAAGCGCCGGGCATAATCGACGGCGCTGGTCAGTAGCTGTTGATTGATGCGGGCGATCATGTCGCGCCTCCCGCCTGCAGGTGCAGCGCATACTCCGCCGAAGGCACGCCCATCTCCCACGCGCACCAGGCGCAGTGGGAGTCAGAGACGGCGCCGACGATGTTGGCGACACGGGTGAGCCACGCCTCGAACGAGATGCCCTGGCAGTTGAGGACGTCCTCGGCGCGCTCGTGGTGCACGGGTACGAATGCGAGGATGCTCACAGGGGCGTCTCCAGATTGGTGATGGAGAGCAGCCGCGCGAAATCTTCGCGGGAGAGTTTGGTGATGCGGCGGGCGCCGCGCGGCTCGACGCCGCCCCCGATCAGGCGCTTGCGGCTGTCATTACGGCCGCCGGGCAGCGGGGTACGCGAGACGTGCGCGCCGATGTGCTTGCGCCGGACGCGCTTTGCCTTCGCAATCCGCGGCACTTCGACGTGCTCGGCGTAGAACTTGTTGCAGGCCTCGTGCGCGACGCCGGTCTCGGTACCGCCGAGTGCATGCGGGACCGGGAAGTGGCTCTCGACCCAGCGCTCGCCGGGCTTAACCGGCAGGCCGCAGTTCGGGATGTTGCAGATCGGAAACTCGTTGTCCCCGCGGCAGCGATCGTAGAGCGCCTCCCGCTGGGAACTGGATAGTTTTCGCCTCGGATATTGCAGTGCCATGGCCGACCCCTCGCAATGGTTGAGTCGGCAGCATACGCAACTATTCGACTTTCGCAATAAAAAATTGCGTATTCACCTAGAAAGTTGCGAGCGGTTTCACGTGAAACGCAATTAGATATTCGGCAATCTGTGAGATCGCAACGACTTAAGGGTGTTTTTGGCCATTATATTGGCGTCGCGATAGCCGCCGCGCTGATGCTGGCGGCTCGGCTCGGGCCCAACACTGGTTATGGCGGGGGTAAAAAAGGCGGGTGCTGACTTGTGCGCCAGATGACCGACGCCGCAACGCTCGCCCGACGGTCAGCTCGGACGCGCGCGCAGCCGGTGCGGCAGTATCACGCCTTTCACGATTACCCACTCGTCGTCTACTTCCAGCGGCTTCCGGTTGCCCGGCTCAAGCGTCGCTGTAACTAGATAGGGTGGCTCGTGAATCCTCGTCAGCGCGCTGCCTTCGCCTCCACCACGAAAATCCATTGCGAGTACCGCGTCCTGCGCGCGCGAGATTGCCGAGAGGTCGATTAGTACAACATCCCCAGGAAGGAAACCGGCGCATTCGAGTGCTCGCGATTGTATCGTCCACGCCTCGATCGAGTTGCGGCCGCCGGTAAGTTCCCGAATTGCGCGCGCTAACTCGCTGTCGGCGCTCTTCGCAATAAACGGGACTGCATCGGGCAACCGCTGCGCCTGCGGACGTTCGCCTTCGGGGAGTTCTGCGGTAGGCGCCGCGATCCCTGACGCGCTCTCTAGTCGCGCAAGCGTGGTTGCTCGCAGCGTGCCCTTGGCTCCATCTTCTCCGTTGTAAACGCGAGTCAGAGTGGATGGCGCGACGCCAATTTCCTTTGCGAAAGGCGTTGGTTTTTTGCCCAGCTTCTTGAGGACGTCGCGCAGATATTTCCTGTGCTGGGCGGCAACCAAAAGGTCGGCATTTTTATTCAAGTGCAATTTCCCGTTAGCGGACACGCTACGGGCAGTATGCAATACGCAACTTTCAACTACATCTTGCAACATCGCACTTGACGAAATTCGACGAGTCGGATTTTGAATTGCGAATATGCAATATCCTGACACGATAAGCCAGACAAAAGAACGGGCCGCGAACATCCGGCTGAGGATGAACGGTCTCGCCGAGCTTGCCGGCGTCCCCGCATCAACCGCGCACGCGAAAACGGCAGGGCGAGAGCGCGATGTTCGCTCTTCTACGTTGCGCAAGCTCGGCGACGCTCTCGTCGCTGAAGAGCTGCGCCTCCGAGACTACCTGCTCGCACTTCACCCCATCAAACGTGACGGAGAGTCGCATGGAACTTGAGGATCATCCTCTTGCGGCGTGTTTCCCGCTTATGACGGGTGCTCCCTTCGAGCAATTGGTCGACGATATCCGCACCCATGGCGTGCGTGAGCCGATCGTGCTGCTGGCTGGGCAAATCCTCGACGGGCGTAACCGCTCCAGAGCAGCGCAGCGTCTGGGCATACCCGCTCCTTCGCGGGAGTACGACGGGGACGATCCGCTCGGCTATGTGGTCAGCACAAATTTGCGTCGTCGCCATCTGAAGGAGTCCCAACGTGCGCTGGTCGCCGCGCGCCTCGCAAATTGTAAGTTGGGCGGCGCGAGACAGGCCAAGGATTCGGCTCGCATCTCGATTTTAAGGGCTGCGCAGATGCTCAATGTATCTCGGAGCTCAGCGAGGAGGGCGTCATTCATCCTCAAGAACGCTACCGATGACCTCGTGAGCCTTGTGGAGAGGGGGGGTGTATCGTGCTTTGCGGCGCGCGCTACCGCCGCCCTCAGCGCTCCTAAGCAGCAGGAACTCATTAAACGGGGCCCGAGCGCCATGTCCGCACACGCGCGGCGCCACGGCAGCCGGATCGACGGGCGCAGCAAGTTCGCCGAGATCTACCGATCTTTGGACCTCATTGCTGACGCGCTCGGCGATTCTCGCTTGGATGAGGCTCACGCTGCCGCACGGCGACTGGTCGCTGCGATCGAGGCAGCAGCGGGCCCGCGTGTTCCGGGTCAAGGGGGCCAAGCGGCATGAAGCATATCCGCTGCATCGGCGGCCCGCGCCACGGCTCGGTGATCGAGCTAGCCGAGCACACGACCGACGTCCTGCTGATCAACCCGCGAGCACTGCGGGAGCCGCGCGCCCGCTACACGGCGCGTGTCGTCAACACAGCCGATGGCCCCGTTCACTTCCTCGCACCTTCGACGATGACCGACATCGAGGCGTTCCGGATCGCGCTCGGACCCGTCGAGCATTTCAAGCGCTCGTGGATCTCGATCGAGGAAGAGCAGGAGCTGCGCGATCGGATCGAGGTGCTTGAGACCGAAGCACGTCAGCGGGAAGGCGAGACAGCATGAGCGACGCGGACAATCTGCGGGATGCCAATCCCTGGCACCCGATCACGGACACGGTCGACCTGAAGCACCTCGGCAAGCTTGGCGAGGAGTGCGGCGAACTCGGCTCGGCCGTCTCCCGCTGCATCATTCAAGGCGTCGACGAGGCCGAGCCGGTGACCGGCAAGATCAACCGGCAATGGCTGGAAGATGAGATCGCCGACGTCCGTGCCAATTCCGAGCTCGTGATCGAGCGCTTCGGCCTCAACGAGGCAGCGATCGCGACGCGGTCCGAGAAGAAAAAACGTCACCTCCGGCAATGGCACAAGCTCGCATGAAACAGTCCCGCTTCATGTCCGCCCTCGAGACGACGCTGTCGACCGCGACGGGCTTCTTCCTCTCGTTGTTCCTGCAATGGCTGGTGCTGCCGCTGCTCGTCGGCGTGCCGATCCCGCTGCACACCAATCTCGCCTTCGCCTCAATCATGACCGTCGCCTCACTGCTGCGCGGCTTCGTGATGCGCCGCGTGTTCGAGGCGCTGCACATCCGTCGGCCGCTGTCTCCGTTCATGCTGGCGGCGATCGCCGAACGATACCGTCAGATCGAGCAAGAAGGCTGGACCGTCGATCACGACGATGACCATTCCGAGGGCCAACTCGCCGCAGCCGGCGGCGCCTACGCAATGTACGCCGGCTGCAACTTGCCGGTCGCGCCTCACGAATGGCCATGGGCCGCGCGGTGGTGGAAGCAGGCTGGCTTCCGGCGTGACCTGGTCAAGGCCGCTGCGCTGATCATCGCCGAAGGCGAGAAGTTCGATCGCAACCGCAAGCGCGGAGGGGCAGATGCCCGCACTTAGCCTCGATATCGACCTCGGTCTGGTCGCCGACATCATCGCCGAATCCACACCCTGGCTTGAGGCATGGGTCGCGATCCTGATCGCGATCCTGATCGGCGCCGTGGTCTGCCTGACGGTATCGGCGATCCGCCAGCGCTGGTCGCCGGTCGAGCACTTCATCAACGAGCGCCGCCGCCAATGATCGAGCCGGCCGACACGCCGAACGCCAGGCGCGCGCTGGAGCTCGCGGTCATCAACGCGTTCTTCCTGCCGGGCTCGGCCGCGCATGTCGCGACGGCGTTCTCGACGGAGCGAAAGAAACTGCATGCCGGCGACGTCGCCCGCATCTGGGCGAAAGCCAAGGAGCGCGGCGACCTGCCGAACATCACCCGGCCGGCGAAGGGGCCGAAGGAACGCTTGTTCAAGCTGGAAAGTGCGTGATGGCCCTGGAATTCCACCAATACGCCGATCTGTTTCCGCTGGTCGAGGGTGATGCCTTCGAGCAGCTCGTGGAAGACGTGCGGGAACACGGCATCCGCGATCCGATCACGGTGCACGAGGGCAAGGTGCTCGACGGTCGCAACCGCTACCGCGCGCTGGCGGAGCTGATCAAAACCGGCGAGGTGCTGGGCAAAGGCTGGGGCCATCGCGCCAACAGCGTGCTCGACGGCGATGATCTAAACCCGCCGCACATCTGGTTCGTCCGCTACAACGCCGCCTTCGAGGGCGACGCGCTGGCCTGGGTGATCTCCAAGAACCTGATCCGCCGGCACATGGACGAGAGCGAGCGGGCCATGGTCGCCGCCGATATCGGCAAGCTCGACCATGGCGGCGATCGGAGCAAGGGGCAAAATTGCCACTTGAGTACCGAGCAGCGGGCGCGCCTGCTGAACATCAGCCGCCGGACCGTGCGCAGCGCAGACTGGGTGAAGGAGCAAGGGGTTCCCGAACTGGCGCAGGCCGTGCGCGATCGGAAGGTCGCGGTCTCGACCGCCGAGACGATTGCCCATGCGCCGCAGGACGAACAGGCCGCGATCCTTGCGGCCGCCGGCGGCGACGAGAAGGCCATCCTCGCCGCGGCCAAATCGATCCGAGCCCGCGATCGTCGCATCCGCTTCGATGAGGTCAACGAGAAGCTCGCCGAGATCTCAAAGGCCTCGCAGCCGCTGCCGACCGGCCAGCGCTTTCCGATCATCTATGCCGACCCGGCCACCCGCTACGTCTCCGGCTTCGGCGACCGCTCGATCGAGAACCACTATCCGACCATGACGATCGAGGAACTGTGCGTGCTGCCCGTGAGCGATCTCGCCATGGACCGCGCCGTGCTGTTTATCTGGACGACGATCCCGCAATTGCGCAACACCATGCGCATCATCGAGGCGTGGGGGTTCACCTATGTCAGCGCCTGGTGCTGGGACAAGGTTGACCACGGCACGGGGCATTGGGGTTTCAATCAGCACGAGGAACTGCTGATCGCAACCCGCGGCGACTTCCCGGCGCCGGTGCCGGGCACACAGCCGCGCTCGCTCTATAGCGAGAAGAAGACCGACCACTCCGTGAAGCCCGCGTATTTCGCGGAGCAGATCGAGATGATCTGGCCGAAACTTCCGAAGATCGAATTGTTCGCGCGCAGCCCACGTCCGGGCTGGGAGCGCTGGGGCAACCAGGCGGATGCGCCGGCGCCCACACCCGAGATTCCCGACGACGACAGCGAAGCCGCATAGACCAGGAGGATTTACATGCGACCGATCACTGACGTGCTGCGTGAGTACCGGCGAGGGCGTGCCGTTGATCTGGCCAGCCAGCGTCTCGCCGAACTGATCATGGCAGTCGACGAGACCAACAAGGCCGGCGAACTCACCCTGAAGATCAAGGTGAAGCCAGCCAAGGGCGGGGGCTCTGAGAAGACGCTCTCGATCGACGTCAAGTCGAAGGTCCCGGAGATGGATCTGCCCGAGGCGGTCTTCTTCTCCGACCAGGAAGGCAACCTGCATCGCTCCGATCCGGCGCAGCAGGAAATGACCTTCCGCGACGCCGCCGAACTGAAGCCCAGCGCGAGCGCCTAACCGCTCGCGTCACCATCCCCGACCACCTCAAACCTGAAAGACCACCAAAGCCATGACCAACGAAGCTCAAACCGTAGCCGAACTCGCGGTCCGCGCCACTGGCGTGCCGACCACGGTCAAGACCGAGAGCGGCCGCGAATTCCTCGTGCTGCCCGCCGGCCACACCCAGCACGATGTCACGCCGCCGAACTCCCTCGATGTGCATCGGCCGAAGAACATCAAGCAGGCCGTGACGCTGCAGAACGCCGATGCGCTGATCGAGTACCTCAACCGCTTCAAGAGCACGGATTCGCTGCTGCTCGCCGATATCGCGCAGAGCCGCATCGTCGGCGCGCTCGACTACCACGCCCCCGACAAGGCCGCGCTGGTCGAGCATCGCGCCATCCTCGATCTACCGTACTCCGAAGAGTGGAAGATCTGGACCGGCATCAGCGGCCAGCTGCAGCCGCAGCTGGAGTTCGCCCGCTTCATCGAAGAGAACGCGCCCGACATCAAGGCGCCGGCAGCGGCCGACCTGATCGAAGCGGTGCGCGACCTGCAGGCCAAGCGGACCGTCAACTTCATCAAGGCGGTGCGCACCTCGAGCGACAACGAGAACTTCGAGTACACGGACAATACCGAGGCCCGCACCAAGGGCGAGCTCGAGATCCCGACCAGGTTCCTGCTCAGCGTCCCGGTGTATTTCGGAGACCCGCCGGTCGAGGTGCCGGCGTTCCTGCGCTGGAAGCTCGATGACGGCAACCTCAAACTCGGCATCAAGCTGCATCGCGCCGAGCACATCCGCCAGGCTTCGTTCAAGCTGATCGTGACCGACGCAGTTGAGAAGACCGGCGTGCTCGCCGTGTTCGGCAAGCTGAGCTGAGGCGCACGATGATGGCGCCGCATCGCATATCGCCGAACCGTCTCCGCGAGCTGCGCGAGAAAGTGCAGCGGCTCGTGCGCGAGCGGCTCGGCGAGCGACTGATCTGCACGCGATGCGGCGCCAAATTCTCGACCTATTCCGACAAATGCGAAGCGCCGCTCGACGAGCGATGCCCGGGTTTCAACGTCGTCGACCGCGTGCAGATGGCCGCGGAGAAGGAAGTGGGGCTCTGCTGATGCTCGACCGGCAACACGGCAAGCTCGTCTACGAGTGTGACACCTGCGGCGACACGCTCGAAACCGAAGCGCGGGAATTCCCCGAGGCCGATCAGCTTCGCAGGTCGAACGACTGGAAGGTCCGCAAGATCGGCCGCGACTGGATTCACGGCTGCCCGAAATGCGGGGTGCCTACCGAGGGGAGCATGCTGTGAAGGCGCTGACGATCTGGCAACCCTGGGCTTCCCTCATCATGATCGGCGCCAAGCCACACGAATTTCGCGGGCACCCGGCGCCGGGCTTTGTGCGCAACCAGCGCATCGTCATCCATGCCGGAGCGCGTCCCGTGCGCGCGAGCGAGGTGGAGGATCTGCTTCGCCGCATCGACGCCGAGGCGAGCGGTACCGGTGATCCGGAGGAGCGCACCTGCCTCGATCTGGAAAAGGCGCGCGAGCTGCTGCTGAAGGTCCGCAGTTCCTTCAAATATCGTCTGCTGCCGCTGGGTCACGCGTTGGGCACGGCTGTGCTCGGGCAGCCGATCCAAGCTTGCGATCTGTTCCGGATGAATGTCGCCGACAGCGACCGCGGGGCATTCAATTGGGCGTGGCCCCTGACCGACATCCAGCCCTTCGAGCCACCCGTCGAGATGCGTGGCGCGCAGGGCTTCTTCGACGTGAGCCTTCCGGAGGCCATGCTGTGAAGTGGGGCAACATCGAGATTCCGTGGACAGTGTCCTGGACCGGCGAGGAAACCCAGTTTGTCGGCCGCTGCAAGTATGCCGGCGGGATGCTCGCACTGCGCATGATCGAAGCGCCCGGCGTCGGCAAGCCGCAATTCAAGACGCCGCACTCGGACCGCCAGCGGAAATGCATCGTCGAAGGCCGCTGCGACCTGTGCGGCAAGCATCTGCGGCTCTCCACCAAGGTCTCACTGTCACACGCCCGCGTCAGGTCGAACGGCGCCGAGGGACCATGCGTCATGCAGGTCGAGCCGCTGGTGCACAAGCCCTGCGCGCTGGTCTGCATCGAGCAGTGCCCGGCGCTGAAGCGCGATATCGCCGCCGGCATCCTGCAGGTTCGCCAGGTGCTGCGCAGCCGCGTCCAGATCGCGATCATGGGACTGGAATATATCCAGCACTACGTGCCCGGCTATCAGCCGCAACGCGACGAGAAGATCGCCGGCCACGCCAAGGTCGAGCTGCTGCGCTGGATCGACCGCGACGAGGCGTGGCTGCGCCAAACGGCGGAGGCAGCATGAGCCTGCTTCTGGCCACCCTCGGCAACCGTGACCGCGTCCGCGGCGGCTTCCAGCTCGCCGACGAGGTCACGGAAGCGATGGAGGTCCTCTTCGCCGCGCTGCTCGACCGCGAGGATCCCCACGACTGGGACGTGATCGAGTGCCGGACCGTATTCATCGGTCCCGGCCGGCCGCGGAAGGTGTTTCCGCGCGTGTTCATCCAGCGCCTCGAGCGCGCGATCGAGACCGGCGCCTTCCGCCGCATGTCGGCAAAGGACGTCGCGCGGCGGATTCTGTCGACGGAAGTGCCGGCCATGCAGGAGAGGGCGGCGTGAAACGCTCTGCCGACATCGTCCTCACGATCCTACTCGCGCTGTTCGTGCTGGCGTGCATTCCGCCGGCGCTGATCCTGCTCGCAGCGTTCTGGCTCGGCGACATCATCGAACGGAAGGCGCGCAGACGCCTCACAAGGGGGAGACCATGAAGGACGCAAACCGCCGTTTCGGGCTGCCATGGACCGACGATGATCGCGCCAAGCTGCTGCAGCTGCGCGCAGATGGAAACCCATGGAAGGACATCGCGCTCGAGCTCGGGCGCCCGGTACTGAGCTGCCGCACGATCCACGGCAATCTGGTCCGGGCCAGCACGCCACTGGCCGAGCGCAAGCGACGCTGGACCGAGGCCGAGGTCGCCGAGATGATCCGGCTGCGCGAGGTCGAGCACAAGCCGTGGTCGCAGATTGACGCCTTGCTGCAGCGGCCCGACGGCGGCTCGGCGCAGAAATACGAGGGACTTCGCCTGCCGAAAAAGCCCGTTGCGCCGCACCTGACGGGTGGCCGGGTAAATGACGCAGCCGCCATCGCCGATCGCGAGAAGCGCCGCGGCCTTGAGCATCCGACGCTGACCGCAGCTTTCTTCGGCGATCCGCTTCCGGGCCGCAGCGCGCTCGACAAGCGCCGGCAGCTCGCTGGAGGCGCGGCATGAGCGACGCACAGATCCGCGCGCCGGACGCGCCATTCTGGTCCGACAACTTCGACATGGACCTGCCGAAAGTGTTTCCCGAGGCCCGCGAACTGCTTGGCGATCTCGCCGATGTTGAGATGTGGACCGGCGGCCGGCCCGATGCGAACGGACGCTTGAATCATCCCGCATGCTGGAACACGGATATCGGCCTCGCCGCCTTCTTCGGCTTCAAGAACACGGGCCGCGACGAGAACTACATGGTGTGCCGCGAGCGCGTGCGCTGCACGGCGTGGGAAGCGTTTCGCGACGCGTGGGCGCACCAGTTCGTGATGGTGGTCGAGAACAAGGTCGTCTGGCACGCCAATCGCCTGTGGCACCCGTTCGAAATCATCATGTGGAACAAGCGCGGCTGGGGCGATGGCAGCAAGCAGGTGAACGAGAAAGCCGCCCGGCGCCAGGCACGCGGCTCCTATCGCGACCCGATCCGCCTGTTCGGCAACGTCGTTGAACTTCACGGCATGCGAGGTTCGCGATGAACCATCGCTGGGGCGAACCCGTCAACTTCCCCTACAAGACCGAACGCGAGTGCCTCAACGGCTGTCGCGCCATCAAGGTGACGCGCCACGAGGCCGAGGGCGCGCACAACCGCGACTGGACAGAATACTGGCGCGACGGCGAGCAGCTGCCCGGCACCAACGCGCCCGAGTGCGATCCGCCGGCACGCGGCTCCGCGATTTTTTCGGCGGACCGCATCTATCGGTACCGCCTCGATCGCGAGATTCAGTCCGACGGCATCGTCGCCGCCGTCATTATGGTGAACGGCTCCGAAGCGGACGAAACCTCGAACGATCACACGGTCCGAAAGCTGATCGGCTTCGGCACCAGGCTCGGCTGGTCGCGCATCATCATCGGTAACAAGTTCGCCTTCGTGTCGACCGACATCAACGGCCTGCGCAACGCAGCCGACCCGATCGGGCCCGACAATGATCGCCACCTCGAGGAGATCCTCGCCGCCGCCGACGTTGTCCTGGTCGGCTGGGGCACGGTCAAGAAACTGCCGGAGGCCCTGCGCAAGCGCTGGATCGATGTTGTCCGGCTCGCCGATCGCCACGGCCACGAGCTGCTCTGCCTCGACACCACGGACGACGGCCACCCCAAGCACCCGCTGATGATCGGCTACGACGCTGTGCCGAGGCCGTGGGTCGCGCCGTGGTTTGCCAATCGGCAAGTGCGCACGCTGGAGCGAACGGCATGAATCCGTATCGGATCGAGGGGCCAGCCCTCATTTCGTTCAGCGGCGGCAGGACGTCGGCCTACATGCTATTCCAGATTCTGCTGGCCTTCGACGGTAAGCTGCCGCCCGACATCTACGTGGTGTTCGCAAACACGGGCAGGGAGCGCGAAGAGACGTTGCGCTTCGTTTATGAGGTGCAGACGCGCTGGAACATCCGAATCCATTGGGTCGAGTGGACGCCGGCCGGCTTTGTCGAGGTCGGTTACAACTCCGCCAGCCGCAACGGCGAGCCGTTCAAGGCGCTGATTGGCGAGAAGCAGTTCCTACCGAACGCCGTGACGCGCTTCTGCACGCAGGAACTGAAGATCCGCACCATGCGCGATTTCATGCGAGCCGCCGGCTACGACCACTGGGTGAACGCGATCGGGCTTCGCTACGACGAGGGCTCGCGCGTCCTGAAGGCGCTCGCCCGAAATGAGGCTGGGAAGGAGCGCTTCACTACGGTCATGCCGATGGCAAGAGCCGCCACCAAGGTCACCAAGCGCGGCCACATCATGCCGTTCTGGTTCGGTGAAGGCGTCGACCGCGTGCCTAATCCGATCCCCTTGGCCCCTGATCTTCCACAGGGCTTCGATCTCGGCCTCCAGGACTACGAGGGCAACTGTGATCTCTGCTTCCTGAAGGCGAAAGGTGCGCGCAAGCGCCTGATCCGTGACAACCCTGGCATGGTCGATTGGTGGAAGGACGCTGAGATGTTCGCCGCCCAGGTCGCGAACAAGCCGTCTGGCGCGCGCTTTGTCACTGAGCACAGCTACGCCGACCTCGAACGCGAGGTGCGCGAAAACCCGTTCATGCCTGGCCTGCTGGATGACGACCTCGAGTACGACGTCGAATGCGGCTTGACCTGCGCTCCAATGGAGGAAGCTGCATAGGCTCCGCCGGAACTTCCAGTACCTGTTGCGTCCCTGCGTTCGTATTTCACTGCATCACGAGACCTGAAGAATGTCGATTGCGACCATGAACTGGGCGCTGCAGCAGCGGCTTGCCTCGCCTCAACAGCAGATCCTGCTCTACGTCATTGCCGATTCCGCCGATCCGACCGGCGTGACGCAGCACTGCGACCCGGAATATCTGGTCAAGCACTCGCGCTTGTCGCGGGCGACCGTGTTCCGCCGCATGAACGAACTGCGCGAGCTCGGCCTGCTGGAAACCTTCAACAAGCACGGCGCGCGCGGCATGCGCATCTACGAAATTCGCCTCGCGCTGGCGGCACTGGTGCAAGTTCCGCTGAAAGGCGAGCAGGGCGAGGACATCCACGAAACCGACGACGACGATGATGGGCGTGAGTCTCAGGCTGAGACTCAGCCCCAGTCTCAGCCTGAGACTGCAGTCGCACCGGTGAGACCCGCGCAGTCGCACTCGTGCGACTCCATAAGTCCTCCTGTTTCCAAAGAAACTACCCCCAACCCCCTTCCAGGGGGCTCTCGCAGCGTGACGCTGGAAGGGGAAGCGAAGGAATTGTTCGAGGGCTTCCGGGTCGACTACGCCGATCCCAGCCGCTGGAGCTGGGTTCGCGTCGAGCCGATCTTCGCGCTGCTGCCGATCGAGGATCAGCGCCGCATCCGTGCGGCAGCGCCGGTCTACGCCAAGCAGATCGCAGCCAGCCGACCGAAAGCTGCGCCCGTCAGGCCGGAGCGGTTCATCCGCGATCGGATCTTCGACAATTTCCCGGACGCGCGGCTGCCTGAGAAGCCGCCGGAACGCGTATGGATCGTGCAGGGATCGTGGGAGTGGCGTGCGCTGGAAACGCTCGCGCACCTGCTCGACCAGGCGCCTCCGCGACCGCTGCGCAACGAGGCCACGGGCGAGTTCGGCATGTGGCGCCTTGGTGCCGTGAAGCCCGACATGGCAGCGCTCGCGCAGTTCGATCCCGCGACCTCGATGTCCTGGCCCGTCGCCGTCGCCGAGACCCGCGAATTCCGGGCCTGGCGCGGCCGCTACCACGATTGGACCGGCCGCTGGCCCGAGGAGCGGATCGTGATGCGCGCCGGCTACACGACCAAGGAGGTCAACGGCAAGCCGATGACCTTCCAGAACCGCGTCAAGGGCCTGCTCACGCCCTGCCGCTGGCCGCCAAAGAAGGACGGCACGCTCTACCCGGATTCACCATCAGACCACGGAGGCGAACATGACGGCGCTGGCGAAGCTTGAGAAGGGGCAGTTTGTGGAGTTTGTGAAGCGACCAGCACCCGCACCAAAGCCCGAGGCGCAGTGCCACTACATGCTCCGCCTGCACCCGAATTTCGAGATGAAGGCCGAGCGGCAGCTGCATGAGCGCGATATCGACGCCTATGTCCCGAAGGAGAAGCGATCGGTCCCGAGCGTCTGGACCCGCCGCGTGCTCCGGCCGGTGCCGATGTTCTCCGGGATCATGTTCATCCCGGACTACCATGCCGACCTGGTCCGGCTGAAGTCCATCGCGGACGGCATCGGCGGCTACGTGCGCAACGGGGACGGCGAGCCGATGAAGGTCAGCCTATTCTGGATGGAGAAGATCAGGCGTTTTGAACTGCGGGTTGCGGAGGATGGCCCTCCGCGGCGCTTCAAGCAGGGTGATCGGGCCAAGGTGCGCAGCGGCGCGTTCGAGAACTGGGAGTTCAAGGTCTATCGCCTTGACAGCCACTACAGACTCGCGGCTCTTATCGAGATCATGGGGCGCGAGGTCGAAGTCATGTTCGACGAAGACCAGCTCGAGGCGGTATAGCGGCAGAGGTCGTGACAACGCCGAGACGGAGGCCAGGCCTCCCGCGCAGCGACATCCCCGGTGACGCCGGGGAATGGCGCGTTAGAAGATTGAACAGCCCCGCCTCGTGCGGGGCTTCGTCGTTCTAGGGTGTCCGCGACGGCTTCGCCTCCAGCGCGGGCGCCATGTGTAGCCTCCATGACGGCCCCGCGATACCCCCGCGGGGTCGTTTTGCGTCTAGGGCAACGTCAGGTCTGTGGCCTGTCGCTGCCCTCCTTGGGCGTTTCCTCCCTTTGACTGGCCCGCCGGTGCAAACCGTGCGGGCCGTTCTTTTACGTGGGCTCCGCTCACAACCGTCATTATCACCAGGATCACCAGCATGTTCACCATCAAGCTCTACGGCCACGACGGCCGCCGCATCATCCGCTCGGCCAACAGCTTCACTATCCTCGCCGACGACGCCCGTGGCTTCTTCGAAGTCACGCTGCACAACGAGGCTGAGGGCGATTGCCGCTATGACATCGGCACGGCGCGCGATCTGCCGAACATCCCGCCGGGTGGCTCGCGACCCGAGGACTGGCCGCCCCTGATGGGCCACGCCTACATCGTGAACGAGAAGGGCCGGACCGTTGAGACGCTGTCGAGCGGCGGTCCGCTGCACGGTATCGGCTCCCTCAAGTCAGGCGCCTGACCGGCAGCGGCGGCGCGGGCCAACATTACAGCCAGGAATCATCCGGACTCAGTCGCATGCCAGCGTTGGGAAATCTCGATCACGAGCGGTTCTGCCAGGCGCTGCACAAGCGTGTGTGGAACGGCGAGAAGCAGTCGACGGCCCGCGCCGCCGCCTATCGGGACACCATGTACCGCGGCGAGAATCCGGACTCAGCCTCGATCGCCCACAACGCGCGCCGCCTGGCCAACCGCCGGCCGATCGTCGCGCGCCTCGCCGAGCTCGCCGAGTTCTCCGCGAAGCTTGCCGGCGTCGATTCCGGCTGGGCGATGGTGAAGCTGAAGCAGCTCGCAGATGCGATCGAGGGCTTCAACCTCGACGACTACCTGGCGCCGCCCGATGCCAACGGCGAGCGCTACTACGATCTGTCCCGCGTCCCGCGCGAGAAGCTTGCGATGCTGACCGAGCTCGGCATCGAGGACGAGATCGAGACCATCGGCGAGGTCGCGGACAAGAAGGGCAAGATGCAGCCCGTGCAGCGCCGTACCCGCAAAATCAAGCTGAAGGGTCCCTCGAAGGTCGACATGGTCGGCCCGATCGCGCTGATGGCCCGCATCGCCGGCTGGGAAGCCCCGAAGAAGATCGCCGCGACCACGCCGGAAGGCAAGGCGATCACCCTCGCGGATCTGATCGGCGCGAGCTACGCGCAGCAGCAGCGCCCGCAACAACAGGCGCTGCCGGCGCCAACAGGAAAGGCAGCTTGACCGTGAGCAAGGATCGCGCGACCTGCGCGCATTTGAACTTTGGCTGCAGCTGCAAAGTTGCTCGTCTCGAAGACTCTGGCCGTTTCATGCTGGAGGTCACGGTCAAGTGCACGGACTGCGACAAGCCGTTCCAGTTTCTCGGCTTGCAGCCTGGGCTCGATTTCAATGGCGCCCGCGTCAGCGTCGACGGTCTCGAGTTGAACGTCGGCATCAGCCCTGAGGGCGTGAAGCCGTCGCCCCTGCAGAACATGATGCGGGGCTACGACATCAGCCTCGGCCGCTCGGGTAGCAACCAGTAGGCGCCAAGCGGCTTGACCCGGTGCAATATGGCGTCCCGCGCGACATCATGCTGGCGGTCTACAACCGCGAAAACGGCCGCTGCTTCTACTGCGACGTCGTCGTCAGCCTCGCGGCGCGCAAATGGCTGCAATCCAACCACCCGCGTGCCCGCGTGCTGAACGCTGCGACGTTCGATCACATCATCCCGCGCAGCCGCGGCGGGGCTGACAGCGTCGACAACGGCGTCTGTGCATGCGTGTCGTGCAACGAGGCTCGCGGCGATCGACCCGCCGTCGATTTCCTGTACGAGCGCGCGCAGCGGGCGGTGGCGTGAACCGTTTGCTCGGTCGTTTTGCTCGTGTCCTCGTCGTCGACCATTTGCTCGGCGACAGCAGCTACAGCGGAACGATCGTGCTCGACAGCCCCGGTGCGACGACGCCGGTCGAGATCGGGCCGCCGCGGCTGGTCATGGAGGTCGAGCGCGCTTCCGCGCTGGAAGCGTCCCCGGCACCCGAGCCCCGGGCGCCGCGTCGCGACTGGGAACAGCGCCAGAAGAAGCGCCGCCGGTGAACATCGACTCCTCCGTCGCCTCCCGCCTGGCGCATTGGCGCGAGAAACCCTCGGACATGGTCCGCGAGTTGTTCGGCGTCGAGCCCGACAAGTGGCAGACCAAGGCCCTCGATCTATTCCCGAAGTCGCCTCGCATGGCGATGAAGGCCTGCAAAGGCCCGGGCAAGACCACGGTGCTGGCGTGGATCGCTTGGAACTTCCTGCTGACGCGTCCGCACCCGAACATCGCGGCCACCTCGATCTCCGGCGCCAACCTCGCCGACGGCCTGTGGAAGGAGATGGCGAAGTGGCGCAACAGGTCGCCGTTCCTCCAGTCCCAGTTCGAATGGACCAAGTCGCGCATCTTCGCGAAGGACCATCCCGAGACATGGTTCATGTCGGCAAGGTCGTATCGCCAGGATGCCGACAGCGAGCAGCAGGCCAACACACTGGCCGGCTTCCACGCCGACCACATCCTGTTCCTGATCGATGAGTCGGGCGCCGCGCCCGATGCGCTGATGCCGACCGCTGAGGCCGCCTTCGCAGGCTGCATCGAGGCGCACATCGTGCAGGCCGGCAACCCGACGCACCTTGCCGGCCCGCTGTACAGGGCCTGCACGATCGCCCGCCGCCTGTGGGTGGTTATCGAGATCACGGGCGACCCCGATGATCCCGAGCGCTCGCCGCGCATCCCGGTCGAGTACGCGAAGGAACAGATCGAGCAGTATGGCCGCGACCATCCCTACGTGATGGTCAACATCCTCGGCAAATTCCCGCCCTCGTCGATGAACGTGCTGATCGGCCCCGATGAGGTGCGTGAGGCGATGAAGCGCGTGTACCGCGCCAACGATATCGCGGCGGCTGCGAAGGTGATCGGCGTCGACGTCGCCAGGTTCGGTGATGACGTCAGCGTCCTGTTTCCGCGTCAGGGCCTGCAGGCGTTCAAGCCCAAACGTCATCGCAACATCGACGGCGTGCAGGGTGCAGGGCAGGTGGCTCGCCTCTGGAACGACTGGGCAGCCGATGCGGCCTTCGTCGACAACACGGGCGGCTATGGCTCGTCGTGGATCGACCAGCTGCTGGTGCTCGGCAAGACGCCGATCCCGGTCGAGTACGCCGGCCAGGCGCACAACCCGAGCCGCTACTACAACAAGCGCGCCGAGATGTATTTCGACGCGGTCGACTGGATCAAGCGCGGCGGTGCACTGCCGTCGGAAGAACATCCCGGCATGAGCGAGCTGCTCGCCGCGCTGACCCAGACCACCTACACCTTCAAGGGCGACCGCTTCCTGCTCGAGCCGAAGGACATGGTGAAGGCAAAGCTCGGGTACTCGCCCGACGATGCCGATGCCTTCGTCACCACCTTCGCCGAGCCGGTGACGCCGAAACCGACACAGCGCGCGATCTCGCGTCAGGCGCGCGCTGACTATGACCCGTTCGCCAACTCGGTGCTGCATGACGTCGTGCAGCAGAGCATGGGCAGCTACGACGCGTTTGGAGGACAGTGATGGCGAAGTACCGCAAGAAGCCCGTCGTGATCGACGCGATGCAGTTTACCGGTGGCCGGGAGAATGCGGTCGCCGTGATGGCGTTCGCAGGACTGCCCGAGAGTGCCTACACCACGCTGACCGACGGCACGGAGTTTCTCTGGGTCGGCACCCTCGAGGGCGCCATGCGTGCCGACGTCCGTGACTGGATCATCCGCGGCGTCAAGGGCGAGGTCTATCCGTGCAAGCCGGACATCTTCGAGGTGACGTACGATCACGTGCCCGACGGCCCGGCCCGGCCGAGCTCGCCGCCCAGCCAACACATGGTTGCGTAGAATGGACATGGAGCATCCGGAGGCCGAAGTCATCGTGGTGGCTGAATCTCTCGCTCGCTTCCTTGCTGACCCGCTCGACGCGGTCGATGCCGCCGTTGCCGTTCTGGCCGCGCTGAAGGCGATGAACCGCGAACATCGTTTCTTGGCGACAACGACCGCAGGGCGCGTAGTGGTCGTGAGGCATACGGACAAGGGTGATATCGTTCCCGGCTACGACAAGAACGGGAATCGATTTGAGGCACTGACCTCGCATTTCCGCTGGGGTGACCAAGAGGCCTATTCGCAGGTCGATCGGTTCGAGGCGGAACGGAGCGGCGACGTTCGTACGTTCCGGCTCAAGAACGATCGGACCGTCTTGGCGTCGATCGGAATTGATCCAACGAGTTTGGAGAAATGCCGATGAGCTTCCTTGCCCCCTCAGCGCCGGCCGCGCCGGCACCACCTCCGCCGCCTCCGGCTCCGCCGCAGCTGGCTGACGCCTCGACGCAGGCTGCAGGTGCAGCAGCTCGCGCCGCCGCTGCCGCGTCCGCCGGCGGCCTCGGCTTCGACAAGACGGTGACGACCTCGTCCCAGGGCGACACGGGCACGACGTCGACCGCCAAAAAGCAGCTGATGGGCACGTGAGCGCGCCGCTGTGAACGCCCACGTCACCCCCGAAAAGACCGTTCCTTACGAGGAAATGTCGGCCTCGCTGCTCTCGCAGCAGCCGGTCGAGCCCACGCGCCCGCCGCAGTGGCAGGAAAACTGGGGCACCATCTATAACCACCTCGAGCGCCGCCTCTCGGCGCTGCGCACCTGGCGCTGGTCGTGGTGGACATTCTGGTCGGTGCTCGCGGCATTCTTCCTGCCGCGCCGGTATCACTGGATCGTCACGGCCAATCGGATGGATCGCGGCCGGTCGATCAACGACCAGATCATCGATTCCACGGCGACGCTTGCGCTGCGCACCTGCGGCGCCGGCATGTGGACCGGGCTGACGTCGCCTTCGCGGCCGTGGTTCAAATGGGACAAGGCGCTGCCGTGGATCGAGCTGGAAGCCGACGGCGCCGAATGGCTGGAGGACACCACCAAGCGCGTCGGCACGGTGCTGGCCTCGTCGAACTTCTACCCGATCATGGCGCAGGCCTTCCCCGACGTCGCCCTGATGGGCACGGCTCCAGTGCTGGTGTTCGAGGACGCCGAGGACATCGCGCGGTTCTATCTTCCCTGTGCTGGCGAATACTTCCTCGGCGTCTCCGCGCGCTTCGAGGTGACGGACCACTACCGCGAGTTCGTCCTGACGGTGAAGCAGATCGTCGACATGTTCTCGCTCGACAACTGCCCGAAGGACATCCAGCTTGCCTGGGCGAACGGCGAGTACGACACGGAATTCGTCGTCGCCCACGCGATCGAGCCGAACTTCGCGATCCTCGGCAAGGGCAACAAGTCCGTCGACGTCGTCGCCGGCGCCTATGCTTATCGCGAGGTCTACTGGCTCCGCGGCAACAAGACCGCCGCGCCGCTGTCGGTGAAGGGCTTCCACACTAAGCCGTTCGCCGCCTTCCGCTGCTATGAGGTTTCCAACGAGCCGTACGGCCGCTCGTTCTGCATGGACGCGATCGGCGACACCAAGCAGATCCAGCAGGAAACCCGCCGCAAGGCCGAGTTCATCGAGAAGGGCGTGCGCCCGCCGATGGGCGCCGACGTCGAGCTGAAGAACGAGCCAGCCTCGATCATCCCGGCCCAGATCACCTACATGAACACGGCGAACGGCCAGACCAAGAAATTCTGGCCGTTGTTTGAGGTGAACTTCGGCTGGCTCTCCGGCATCACGGCCGACATCGAGAAGGTTGCCGAGCGGATTCAGCGCTGTCTCTACGTCGACGTCTTCATGGCGATCTCGCGCATGGAAGGCGTGCAGCCCCGCAACGAACTCGAGCTGACCAAGCGCGACCTCGAGCGGCTCCAGGAGCTCGGCCCCGTCGTGACGCTGGCCGAGAAGGAGCTCGACACCATCCTGATGCGCGTGTTCGACATTATGAAGCGCCGCAACATGCTCAAGCCGATGCCGCCGTCGCTGAAGGGCATCCCGCTGAAGATCAGCTACACCTCGATCATGCGGCTCGCCCAGCAGGCGGCCGAGGCCGTATCGATGAAGGACGTGCTGCAGACCGCCGGCGGCTTGTCGTCAGCGGCGAAGGCGGCCGGCGTGCCGGATCCGATCCGCGTCATCAACCTCGACAAGTCGATGCGCCATTACGCCGAGATCAGCAACTATCCGAGCGACTGCCTGTTTACGGACGACGAGGTGCAGGCCCACGACCAGGCGCGCGAGCAGGCCAAGCAGCAGGCAGCTGCGCCCGGCCAGGCGATGGCTGCGGTGCAGGCGGCCAAGACCCTCAGCGATACGCAGGTGCCCGGCGGCAGCGCGCTGGATTCGCTCCTGCACGGCAACACAGGTGTGCAGTGACCGAGCTCGCCATCATCTCGCCCGTCATGGGCCCGCGCCAGAAGCCGCTGAAGGACTACTACTCGCGGAAGGAGGCGGCGGCCTATCTGACGGAGCGCGGCTACAAGATCGCGCCGCAGACGCTCGCCAACTGGGCTGCGCATGAGAACGCAGGCAAGGGCCCGGCGTTCGAGCGCTGCGGCTGGTCGAGCGTTCGCTACTCGCGCGTCGATCTGGATGAGTGGGCTGCCGGTCGTACGCGAAGGATCGCGTAATACTGTCCGTTACCGCGTAATACCGACCTATACCGCGCGCGGTCCCGGCCAATTGTCTTTGATCGCGAAGCACCTCATGCGTTGATGCATGGGACAGCTGACCGAACAGGAAGTCTTCGACTGCATCGGCACCAACGCGAAGTTGGCCGCCGAGCATTGCGAAGCGCTTGCTCGGGAGAAGCGCAAGGGCCTCAACTACGACATGCTCCGCAAGGAGCTGAAGCTGATTGAGGGCGCCTGCCGGCAGGCTGCCTACTTCCGCCAGGACGCACGCTGGCTGCCGATCGGCCTGATGATGGAAGAGGCGCACAATCGCGCCGGCGAATGGCTCCGCGGTGTCCGTGATCCGATCACGCGCAACCGCAAGAAGATTCCGGAAGGCACCCTCCACCCGCTGTTCATGAAGCTCGCCGAGAATCTCCGCGCGCTGCATCGGCAGATGGATGAGCTCCGCACCAAGGCCACGGGCCGCGTCGGCATGATCCTGCCGAAGCCTCTTGCGGCTCCGCATCGCGACACTGTCCCGGTCGGCTACACCAAGAGCATGGGCGGCGTGCTGATCCCTGAATCGATCGGGGCGGCATGAGCGATGAGCCCGACGAGCCCGATGATGTTGTCGAGCCCGATGCGCCTGATGGTGGCGAGCAGGCCAACGACGATGCGGCCTCCCCGAAGCAACACGAGAACAAGCGGCGGCGGATCGCCCGCGAGAAGCAGGAAGCACTGGATTTCTGGCGCGCTGTCTTCGCCTCTGAAGTCGGCCGCCGCGAAATGTTCGCCCTCTTGCAGTCAGCGCACACCTTCGAGGAGCGCTTCGCGTGTGGACCGAACGGCTTCCCGCAACCCGAGGCCACCTGGTTTCAGGCCGGTGAACAGGCCTTCGGTCAGCGGCTCTACCAGTCATGGGCGAGGGACCATCGCGCGGCGGTCCTTCTGATGCACGACGAGAATGACGCGCGGTTTGTGACGACCAAGAGCAAGGCACGGAAGTAGATGGCAGGCGAGAACGACAATCCGATTCCGGCGACGCGGGTTTCTCCCGCGGCTGACGCGCCTGCCGGGGACGTTGCGCCCGTCGTCGATGTTGTCGCGCCTGCCCCTGATGCGGCTGCAGCTGCGCCGGAAGCGCCTGTCGCTGCTCCTGCTGCCGAGGTCAAGCCCGAGCTCGTGACCGACAAGCCGTCGCTCCTTGAGGGCGTGGCGGCGACCGAGCCGAAGGAAGAGCCCAAGGCGGAAGCGAAGCCCGAGGCCACGCCGGACGCGAAGGCGGACCCCGCGAAGGACGCCGCGGCCGCTGGCGACAAGAAGGCCGGCGATGACAAGCAGCCGGCCGCAGATGCCAAGCCGGAAGCGAAAGATGCCAAGCCGGCGGCTGAAGGTGACAAGCCCGCCGAGCCCGCCAAGGATGCCGCGCCTGCAGCGCCCGAGCCGATCGCGTACGAATACACGGTCCCGGAGACGCTGAAGATCGACGACGCGACCCGCGGCGAGCTACACAGCGCACTCGATGCGTTCCGCCAAGATCCAGCCAAGGGCGCCCAGGCGCTAATCGACCTGCACAACAAGGCGGTCACCAGCTTCGCCGAGCAATCGCTCGCCAATCAGCACAAGGCGTTCAACGAGACCCGCTCCGGATGGGCGAGGGACGTGCTCGCCGATGAAGAGATCGGCGGCGCCGGCCATCAGACCGCGATGCGCGCGATCGCCCGCATGCGCGACCTGTTCGTTCCCGAAAAGGAGCGCGCAGCGTTCGATCAGTTCCTGCGCGTCACGGGCGCCGGTGACCATCCGCAGTTCCTGAAACTGCTGCACCAGGCCGCCCGCTACATCGACGAGCCGTCGATGCCGCCCGCCGGCGCGAAGCCGACCGCCAACAACGGCAAGCCACCGGGCAGCCGGCGCGACGCCATCTACGACCACCCATCCTCGCAGAAGCAACGCAGTTAAGGAGCCGATATCATGCCGACAGGTTCGTGGCCCACCATCGTCGATGTCGCCAATCGGCTCGACCCAGAAGGCAAGATTCCCGTCATCGCCGAGATGCTGTCGCAGTCGAACGACTGGACCGACGACGCTCCGTGGGTGCAGGCCAACGAGCATACCGGCCACGAGTTCGTGTTCCGCACCTCGATCCCGGCCGGTGCCTGGCGCCAGTACAACATGGGCGTGCCGTACGGCAAGTCGACCACGGCGAAGGCCCGCGTCGGCATCGGCATGCTGGAAGACTACAGCCAGGTCGACCGCGCGCTCGGTGAGCACAGTGGTGACCTGCAGGGCTTCCGCCGCTCCGAGGACAACGCCTTCCTCGAGGGCATGTCGCAGACGATCGCGCAGACCGTGTTCTACGGCAACACCACCATTACCCCGGCCGAGTTCATGGGCGTTGCCCCGTTCTACAACACCATCAACACGGCGACCGCGCAGAACGCGGCGAACGTGATCGACGGCGGCGGCCAGAACAACTCCAACACCTCGCTGTGGCTGATCGGCTGGTCGCCGGAAACGATCTTCATGACCTTCCCGCGCGGCTCCAAGGCCGGCCTCGACATGGAAGACAAGGGCGACGTCACGCCCGGCTTCGATGCTCTCGGCAACCGCTTCGAGGCCTACACGTCGTGGTTCCGCCAGCAGGCTGGTCTCTGCCCGAAGGATTGGCGCTACGCCGCGCGCTGCGCCAACATCGACGTGACCAACGCAGGCCTCGCCGGTCCGAACGCGCTCGACATGTTCGCCACCATGGCCGAGATGCTGCTGCTGTTCCCGAAGCTGACCCGCTCGACCTCCGGCATCACCAAGACCGATGCGACCGAGGACGACGTGACCCCGCGTCCCGTCTGGTACACGAACCGCACGGGCCGCCACTGGATGGACGTGCAGGCGATGCGCGACCGCAACGTCCTGCTGCGCATCGAGGACTACGCCGGCATGCCGATCGACGGCTACCGCGGCATCCCGATCAAGATCGTCGACCAGATCGTCAATACCGAGCAGCGCGTCAATTGACGCGCTGACTGCCTTCGCCTGATCGCTTAATCGCCGGCAACGGCAACGTTTCGGAGCCCATCATGATCACGGACAGCCTTGTCAACTTCCTGCCGATCGGCAGCAATCTCGCCATCACCAACGCGTCGCTGCCGAGCAACGTCTACGACATCCTCGGGCAGGGCGTTGGTACGGCCCCGGCGAACATCATCGGCACCCGCACGCTGTTCGGCTCCGACGTCGGCATCGGCGGCGTGAAGCCGCAGGTCGATATCGGCGTCGGTCAGGCCTTCGCGACCGGCAACGGCGCGACGCTGAACGTTGCCTTCCAGGGCGCGCCCGACACGGGCGCCGGCGGCAACTACCAGCCCGGTGCCTGGCAGACCCTCGTCGAGACCGGCCCGCTTGCCGCAGCCCAGCTGACCGCTGCGCAGATCATTGGCCGCTTCGACTTCCCACCGGCATTCCCGGCGAACCTCAACGCCCGCTACCTGCGCCTGCTGTTCCAGCTCGCCGTTGGCCAGTTCAACGCCGGCTCGATCGCCTTCGCCATCGTCACCATGGTGCGCGACGACCAGGCCAACAAGTTCGCAGCGAAGAACTTCAGCGTCGCGTAAGCGCGGCGCCTGAGTTCGTTCGCGTGGAGTCACAACCGGGGAGGGCCGCGTGGCCAGAGCCGGCAGAAAACCGAGGCCGAGTATGACCGACAAGTCGCAGGGCGATGCCAAGGGCGATCCGAAGGGCGTTGCCATTCAGGAAACGCCGGAGTTCAAGGCGGCCGTCGCCGCAGCTGTCGCAACCGCGCTGCCCGATGCCGTGAAGCTCGCTGTCTCGCAGGTGCAGGCCGAGCTGATCAATGCGGCCAGCAAGGGCGACAAGGAGCCGAAGGTGGCCGCTGCGGAAGGCGCCGGCGGCGACTTCGTCGAGCGCCTGGCACTGGCGATCGCCGAGATCTCCGACCAGGGCACCAACCGCAAGCGCGTGGCGCCCGAGATCCTCGCCCAGCGCGCGGCAAAGCAGCGTGAAATGGTCGAGCGTCTGCAGCTGGCGCGCGAGCGCGGCGAGAAGCCCGAGTATCGCCTCGTCTCCAAGGTCTATCTCAACGAGCGGCTGATCGAGCCCTACATGCCGGGCCCGAACAAGCAGGCGGTCCCGACCGAGATCATCTGGCTCGGCGTGCCGAGCGAAGCGATGCGGCCGATCAACAAGCCGGCCGAGGAAATCTACCAGCTGTTCCGCGAGTCCGTCGGTTCGACCGAAGCGATCAAGGGGCAGGACAACCGGCCGTTCTACCTGACCGTCGGCGGCGTCGTGATCAAGGGCGATGCCCGTGCGCAGCGTCGTGAGGTCGCGGCCGACAATCGCTTCAACGACGGCCTGCAGGTCGCCAGCGACCCGCGCGATCCGACCGCGCCGTTCGTGCACGTGCTCGGCACGGTCGCGGCTCCCGCGCGCCAGAACGTCCCGCCTGGCGGCGGCAGCAACGCCCACGGCCACCACTCGGCGGTGGCGTAGTCCATGGGCATCCCGGCACCCGCAGGCGTCTCGGCATCTGGTCTCCCGCCGCAGGGCGACCAGGCCAATGCCGTTCTGTCAGGCGTCATCACGGCTGTCGGGCCGACCCAACCGTTCGCGTTCCGCGGGCCGATGAATCTCGTCGCGTATGCGTCAAACGTGCAGGCGCTCACGACTGTCGCCGGCTCGCTCAATGCGACCGTCGCCAATGGTGCGGCGCTTGCAGCCGGCGACGCGATCAACAGTGTCAACGTGCCGCCTGGCACCACGGTCGGCGCGCTCGCCGGCAACAACGTGACCTTGGCCGTGCCGCCGGTCACGATGCCCGGTGTCACGAATACGCAGGTCGCCCAGATCGCGAACCTGCCGTCGACCGCAGGCCTCGTCGGCGCCGCAGTGACCGGGCCCGGCATTCCGGCCGGCACCACGGTGTTGCAGATCCTGCAGGCGGCCGTGCCTGCGACCAACAATTCGCCGGGCGTTCCCGGCCTCGTGCAGATCTCGAACGTGCCAACCGCGGCGCCGGTCAATCAGGGCGCCTTGCCGACGTTCTTCACCTTCGCGCGCAACGGCAACGTCATCACGGTGACCGGTGCCGACGCCAACGCGACCTTCCTGGGCGCGAACATCGTCTACACGGGCTCGTTCCAGATCGAGCGTTCCTTCGACGGCGGCTACACCTGGGTCGTCTGCAACATCGGCGGCGCCGGGCAGCTCGCGCAGTTCGCGGCCGGCACGCCGGTCAGCGTCACCTTCGGCGAGCCCGAGAAGGAAGTGCTCTATCGCCTCAACGCCACGGTGCTGGGCGCGGGCAACATCAATTACCGGATTTCGCAGACCGGCGGCGCGGCGGAATCGCTCGCCATTGGTCCGTTGTCGGGCGGCTAACGGAGACGGACATGAAGAAGCTTCTGATTGGTGCGGTGGTCGGCCTCCTGGCGCTTGCGGGCGCTGCTGTCGCGCAGATCGCGCCTGGTGCGATCAAGATCACCTCGCTGGTCGGATCGTTCGCGATCGACCTGATCACCACGGGGCCGATGTCGGCCAAGCTCCCGGTCAACGGGGGCACCTTCACCTGCGCTGCGGGTACGGCGACCGTCGCCAACACCAACGTCGACGCCGGCTCGCTGATCCTGATGACGCTCAAGACGGTCGGCGGCACGGTCGCCAATCCGTTCGTCGCGACCATCACGGCCGGCACGGGCTTTACCGTCACCTGCGGCGGCTCCGACACCTCAACTTACAACTACGTCATCATCGGCTGACAGGAGACGATCACATGTTCAAGCGACTTCTTCTCGGTATCTCCCTCAGCGCGGCGCTGGCTGTCGCCGCAGCCGCTCAGACCATCTCGGTCCCGCAGGTCCAGAGCATGGGCCAGAACGACTTGGTGCAGGTCGTTCCGGGCGGCCTGCCGTCGGCGCAGGAGGTCTTCGCGACCCCGGGCGCGATCGGCGGCGTGCTGCAGTATTCGCAGCAGACCCCGCTGACCGCCTTCACCATCACGGTGCCGAACGCGACCTCGTTCCTGTACCTGACGCCGGCCGGCACGCTCGCGACCGGCACCTTGACCATGGAAGCCGCGCCGGTCAGCGACGGGCAGAAGTTCTGTCTGCTCGACACCCAGACCCAGACCGCGATCACGATCGCCGCGAATACCGGCCAGTCGCTCGGCGGCCTGGCGAACCCGACCGCGCTCGTCGCCGGCACCACGTACTGCTGGTTCTACAACGCGCAGACCGCGACCTGGTACCGCATCCAGTAGCGGGCCGAGCTCGTGACCGCGCCGCGCGTCGATATGCATCCGGTCAAGTCCTCGAACATCGAGGCGATCGGGCATGACGCCGCCAAGCACGAGCTCCACGTCAAGTTCAAGGGCAGCGGCACCTACGTCTATGCCAGCGTTCATCGCGACATCTTCGCCGCGATGCTGCATTCGGGCTCGGTCGGCAAGTATCACTCCGACCACATCAAAGACGTCTTCAAGCATCGGAAGCTGTGATGCGACCGAGCATCGTCGACCAGGCGGGCAGGACCATGGCGAAGAAGAACTGGATCAAGAAGGCAGTGCCCGAGAGTCGCCGCGGCGTCTTCAAGAAGAAGGCCGAGGCCGCCGGCAAGACCACCCGCGAATACGCGGCCGAGCACGCTGGTGACAGCGGCACGCTCGGCAAGGAAGCGCGCCTCGCACAGACCTTGATGGGCATGCGGAAGAAGAAGTCCGCCAAGCTCTACGATCACCCCCGTTCCAGCAGGAGCTAACCGTGGCCGACGACGACAAGAAGAAGCGCGCATCGCTGTACGACCACGCCTCCTCGAACAAGGGCGCGAAGAAAGAGGAGAAGTCCGAGGCCAAGTCCGATTCGAGGTCCGAGGGCAAGAAGGACGAGCCTGCGAAGGAAGAGGGCGGCGGGGGCAAGTCGGAGTCCAAATCCGAAGCCAAGTCCGAGGGTGACAAGAAGGAGGGCGGCGAGAAATCGCCGCACGAACGTCATCGCGAGGAGCGCGAGAAGCTGCATCGGTCGCATCGCGACGAGCGCCGTGACATGCACGGCAATCATCGCAACGAGCGCGATCAGATGAACACCCGCCACGAGAAGGCGATCCGTGAGCTCGAGGACAAGCAGATGGCCGAAATGGCCGGCGGCGAGGGCGGCGGCGGTGCAGCCGCGCCGGCTGCCGGTGAAGGCGCTGCGGAGGCCTGATCCATGATCGTCATGAAGTCGATGGAGCTCGACGACGAGGACAAGGTCGACTTCTGCGCGCCGATCGAGTGCCCGAAGCCTGACTATCCGTACGGCCTTCGGATCTGCCTGACGGAGAAGGAGTTCGCGAAGCTCGATCTCGATCCGTCATGCGCGGCGGTTGGCGGCATGGTCCACGGCCATTTCATGGCCCGCATCACCTCGGTCGCTGCCGAGGACAATTCGCACGGCAATACCTGCCGCGTCGAGCTCCAGATCGAGGATCTCGCGATCGAGAGTGAAGACGAAGAGAACGAGGAGAACTGAGATGGCGCATCGCGTGAACCAGCATGAGTCTTTCGCAACCGCTGTTCTCTCCGACCAGCAGTTCGAGGAGCTGAAGGAATTGCTGCGGCCCGGGCACGAACTCGCGACCATCATGCTCGAGGACTTCAAGCGCCAACGCGAGGAGCGTGCGGCGTATGAGGCGCAGGCCAAGGAAGCTGCCGCCGCGCGTGAAGCTGCGGAAAGGGCTGCGGCCGAGCAGGCCAAATCCAAGCAGGGCGGCGAGCAGGACAATCAGCAGTCCGGTCAGTCCGACCAGGGCAGCCAGAGCTAACCGGGCAACCCGGTAGCCACCACTAACTGAAACGATCGAGGCGTCGATGACGTGCATTTTGCGCGCGCGCTTTGCTGCGCTCTGTTTGCTGCTGCTTCCCGCGGCGGCGTTCGGCCAGGGCTCGGTACTCCAGAGCGGGCCGCGCACGCCGGGCCACATGCCGCAGTATGTCGGCAGCGGCTCGCAGGCGGTCATCATGGACGGCGGCCCGGCAGCGGGCGGCGCGATCGGCGTCAACCCATCCGAGCTCGGTTTGACCGCCCGCGGCACGGGCACAGCACCTTACGCCAACGCCGGCACGGGGCCATTCGGCACCAACGCCTGCGACTATGACGCGCCGACCAACAATGCGACCGGCTTCCATTATCTCTGCTGGTCGCCGAATGCCCAGGGCGGAGGCCTTATCGCCTACGGCGCCGGCGGCACGGCGACGCCGCTGCCCTTCCAGTTCATGGTCAACGGGCAGACCTTCGTCTTCCCGGCGGCCGGCGGCGCGATCGCGACTTACACCCCCGCGACCACGACGGGCGTGTTTCCGTGCTGGGCGGACTCGACTGGCCTGCTCGCGGATTGCTCGATCAGCGCCGCCACGCTCGTCGGTAATCCGACCGTCGGCAGCGCGAAAGCCGGTCCCTTCACGCTTGCGAGCCTGACGCCGCGCGGTGCGCCCGACGCGAACAACGACCTGCTGCTGATCTACGACAAGGCTGCTGGCACGTTCAAATCGGTGACGCCCGGCCTCGTCGCGTCCTCGGCGACTGCGGGCGTGTCCTCGCTATGCGGGCTCACGGGTTCGGTCACAGCCGCGCAGGCGACCGCCTGCCTCAATCTCTTCAGCAGCTCGCAGCAGGGCCTCGTGCCGGCTTCCGGCGGCGGGTCGGTCAACTTCCTGCGCGCCGACGGCGTGTTTGCGCCGCTCACGCCTGGCGGCACGAACGGCCAGATCCAGTACAACAACGGCGGCGTCCTCGGCGGCGTGTCGCAGGTGCCGATCTCCAAGGGCGGCACCAATGTCGACAATACCGGCGCCGCCACGAACGACACCCTGGCTTACAACGGGACCGGCTTCATCCACTCGGCGATCACGTCTGTGATCAACGCGGCCTGCACGGCGTCGCCCGGCCTGTGCGTTGCTCTATTCGGTTATGGCGATCCCGTGTGGTGGGGCGGCGGTACTGGTGTTGCCGACAACTCGTCGGCGATCAACAGCGCATGTGCCGTTGCGACGGATTGCCGGATCCAAGGCGGCGGGACGTGGCTGGTTCGCCTGCCGGTCAAACTCAATCCGGGCAATCGGCTGAGCTGCCCAGGCGGCGCGACCATCATGCAGGGCAACGCCGCCAACCAGGTCGAGGTGCTGAACTTCTACACCAACGCCGGCGCCGGCGCCTCGGTGAGGGGCTGCACGATCGACGGCAACCGTGCCAACAATACCGACAACAGCAACTTCATCGGCATCAACGTCTCGACGACGAACAACATCACGTTCGCAAACAATGTCGTGCAGAACATGCCGGGCAACTGCTTCTCGGTCGCCGGCACGAACCCGACCATCAGCGGCAACACGTTCTCGAACTGCTACCAGATCGCGATCGCGCTGGTCGCGACCACGGCCAGCTTCGGCATGTATGGCAAGGTCTACGACAACCGGGTCAACGGCTCGACCGCGCACCCGATCTATGTCTACCAGGCCGACTACAACGAGATCTACAACAACACGCTGGTGACCCCGATCGCGATCGGCGGCGCCGGCGCGTCGATGCAGGTGACGGTCGCGGGCACCACGGCCTCGTGGGTCAGTGGTACGAACTTCGCCAACGTCTCGGCCGGCATGTATCTGGTCGCCGGCGGCGGCAACGAGTTCCAGGTCGCTGCCGTGGTCTCGAACACCCAGTTGACACTGGCGAGCTCCGGCACGCTGACCAATGTCCCGGCCGCGATCGGCGCCGGCGACATGATCAGCCTCAACAACGTCTCCTACAACATGGTGCACGACAACCGCATCATCGGGGGCGCCACGGGCGGCGTGGTGCTGTCGAACGAAAGTTCCTCGACCGAAAGCGCGGTAGGCAACCAGATCGTCGACAATTACGTGTTCGACTCCGGCACCTACTGCTACGTGATCGACGGCAACGGCGCGTTCGGCGCGACCGTCGTGAATGACACGAAGCTGACGGGCAACTACTGCCTCGGTCCGGGCCGCAGCGGTACGGCGTCGGCCGCGATCGCAGGCATCGAGCTCTATGCCTCCGCCGGCCGCGTCAATGGCGTGCTGATCGACAGTAACTACATCTTCGATCCGTTCACGCTGGCAGGCGGCTATTGGCTGACTGCGTTCGGACAGAACAACGCGACCAACGTCACCTTTGGCAAGAACACGGCCAAGGGTTTCGCCAACGGCTACAACATGAGCGGCTATCCGACCTACGGGTCGCTTCCTGTCGGCGCGTTCGGCAGCGTTGCTTACATTGCCGACGGCAGCACGGCCTGGTGTGGCGATAGCACCTGCACGACGTGGGGTACGGCCGTGACCGGTGGCGGCGGGGCGATTCACCTCAACCTCTGGCACAACGGCACGAACTACACCTTGATCGGCAAGTAGCGATGACGACCGCGACTGACATCGTGAACCAGGCGATCCAGCTGATTGGCAACAATCAGCCGCCGGTCACGGGCAACGCACCGAACTTCGACACCTCGCCGGCAGGTAAGGCTGCGAAGATCCTCTACGTGCCCTGTGTGCAGACGGTCGGTCGCCGCTTCGGATGGGACTTCGCCCGCAACCTCGTCGCGCTCCAGTTGAGCGGCAACCCTGCGACGATACTCTGGCCCTACGAATACAAGTATCCGAGCAACGGCGTGCAGGTGTGGCAGCTCGTGCCCTCAGTGCTTGCCGATCCGAACAATCCGCTGCCCGTGAACTGGAGCGTCGGCAACGCCGAGGTCGCAGGCGTGCAGACCAAGGTCATCTGGACCGATCTGCAGAACGCGATGGCAAACTACAACAACAGCCCGAACGAGAACACGTGGGACGCGCTGTTCCGCGAGGCCGTGGTGCGACAGCTCGCGAGCGAGCTCGCCATGGCGCTAGCCGGCAAGCCGGAGACTGCGCAGCAGGGCCTCGAGAGTGGCAATGCCTTCGCGACGCTGGGCGAGGGGAGGGACAGCTGATGAAGATGACGTTCGGTCGGTTCGGCTTGATCGCGGTGCTGGGCGCTGCGCTCTACGTCGGCGGTGCGTCCGCGCAGCTGCCGCCCGGAAATGGCGTTGTCATCAATCAGACCCCCGTGGCCGGTGGTAGCAGCGGGCAGTGCCTCTTCATCAACAACGGGAAGATTTCGTCGCAGGCCTGCGCCAGCGGCGGAACGCCTGGCGGCACCTCGGGGCAGATTCAGTACAACAACGCGGGTGCGTTCGGCGGCTTCACGGCCTCGGGTGATGCGACGATCAACACTGGTACCGGCGGGCTCACGCTCGCGACCGTGAACACCAATACCGGGACGTGGGGCGGCGCGACGCAGTGCGCAGCGGTCACGGTCAATGGCAAGGGCCTTATCACGGCCGCCGCACAGTCGGCCTGCACGCCTGCGGTGGCCAACCTGACGGGGCTCGGGACCGGCGTGGCGACGGCGCTCGGCACTGCTGTCGGCAGCGCCGGCGGCCCGGTCACGAACGGCGGAGTGCTCGGTACGCCGTCCTCGGGCAATGCCTCCAACCTGACCGCGCTCAATGCCTCGCAGCTGACCTCGGGCACGGTGCCGAACGGCCGGATCCCGACCGCGGCATTTCAGAACACGGTGACGAACCCGACCGGAACGACCAGCACGTCCGGCGTAATGATGGGGGCCGGTAGCGTTTGCGCGATCTCGCCGGGCTATAGCGGCCGTGTGAAATTCGAGATCATCGGCTCGACGTCCAACACGACTGCAGGTGCGACGAATTCTGTCGTCGCGCGCTACGGCACTGGCACAGCCCCCGCGAACGGCGCGGCTCCGGCGGGCACGGCGCTCGGCAACTTTATTGCGGTCAACAACGCCGCCGGCTTTGGATCGTCCTTCACCTCGAACGCCATCGCGTCGGGCTTGGCTATTGGCACGCCAGTCTGGTTTGACATTGAGCTGGTCGTGTCGGCCGGGACGGGCACGGTCGTCAGCGTCTCTTGCAACGCGATGGAGTTCTGACGCGTGCCGGTCTCCGTCTCGACGCCCGCGGACCTCGTCAACGTTGCCCTGCAGCGCATTGGCTACAAGGGCCGCGTCGGCAATCTGTTCGAGGGCTCGGCCGCTGCGAAGGATGCGCTCGATATCTACGCGCAGACCCGTGACGAGATCCTGCGCAAGGGTGACTGGGGCTTTGCCGAGCGTAACCTCGCGATGGAGCTCCTCAAGAGCGCGCCGGCCGGCGGCTACACCCCGCCGAACGTCTGGACGCCGGCGTCGCCGCCGCTGCCCTGGCGCTTCGAATACGCCTATCCGAGTGACTGCCTCGACGTGCGCGCCATCAAGGGCCAGAGCGTCTTCGTGATGGACTTCGACCCGCAGCCCATCACGTTCACGGTCGCCAACGATTCCGCGCTGGTACCGCCGCGCAAGGTCATTCTGTGCAACGTGCCGGATGCGCTGCTGACCTATACCGGCCAGGTGACCGACCCGACGAGCTGGGAGCCGGACTTCGTCGAGGCCTTCGCTGCGGCGCTCGGGCGCCGTCTGGCTCCGGCATTGGTCGGCATGGAAGCGGCGAAGCTGCTCATCGCGGACGAACAGATGTCGACCGCGCAAGCGCTGGCGGTGCAGGGATGAACCTTCCCGCCGATATCGCCAACCAGGCGCTCGATGCGATCGGCATCAACCAGGAGATCGGCGACCTGCAGGAAGGCACGCGGCCCGCCCGCGTGCTGCTGCGCGCCTATGGCCAATGCCTGCGCCAGCTGCTGCGCAGCGCGCACTGGGACTTTGCGCGCAAAACAGCGCCGCTGACCATGCTCGCCGATGCCAGCGGACAGACGCCCGATGTCGGCACCATGGTGCCGGTGCCGTGGCAGTACGAGTACGCCTATCCCGAGGACTGCATGAAGGTGCGGTTCGTGCCATGGAACGGGCCGGGCCTGAATTCGGCGGTGCCGAACAACAATATCCAGATTCCGACCACGCCGCTGACCACGGGGCAGGCGCCGAACTTGCCCGGCCAGCGGCTGCGCCCGTCTCGCTTCACGATCGCGACTGACCCGAACTATCCGCCCGCCGAGGGCCAAGAGTTCTGGACCGTGCAGGGCGTCAGCCCGACCGGTCGCACGGTGGTGCTGTCGAACGTCAAGAATGCGCTCGTCGTCTACACGGCGCTTATGGTCTACCCGAGTGTCTGGGATCCGCTGTTCCGGGCAGCCATGGTTGCCTACCTCGGCAGCGAGGTAGTGCTCGCGCTTCACGACGACAAGAAGTTCGCGCTGACGCTCCGCGCCCAGCAGATCGGCGTGGTGAAGCAGAAGCTGACCGAGGCGCGGATGATCGACGGCAACGAGGGCTGGTACTCGTCCGATATCCGCGTCGACTGGATGGACTTCCGCAACGCGCGCGGCTGGGGCGGCGCCGGCGCGTGGGGCGAAGGCGAGGGGCTCGGCGTCATCGGCTACGGCTGGGACCGCTGCAACTTCGCCGATGGGTCGGCCTACTGATGCGGAGCGGCGTATAGCATGGCTGTCCCTCTTAACGAGACGGCCTTCGTCGTCGGGGAAGTCACCCCGAGCCTGTTCGGCCACACGGACTTGGCGCGGTTGCGCTCTGGCGCGGCGACCATGCGCAATCTCTGGCCGAACTATCACGGCGGTGCGTACAGCCGCGCCGGCACGGCCTTTGTCGGCTTCTCAAAGCAGACCGGCCGCAACTATCCGCCGCGCATGATTCCGTTCCAGTTCGGGATCAAGCAGGGCCTCGCTCTCGAGTTCGGCCACCTTTACATGCGCGTCATCTCGGACGGTGCGTTCGTGACCGATGCGCCGTTCGCGATCACGGCGGCGTCGCAGACCAAGCCCGCGACGGTCACGATCAATCCGACGAGCTCGGCCGTCTCTGCGGTGCCCGCCAATGGCGGCGTCACGGCCTCCTATGCCGCAGGCGACACGGTGACGCTCGCCGGCGGCACCTTTACGGCCGCGGCCCAGCTGCTGGTGCAATCGACCTCGCTGCTGGCGCTCGCGATCAACAATCGCGGCTCGGGCTATGTGCCGGGCGAGGGGATCACACTTAACGGCGGCTCGCCGACGATCGCCGGCAAGGTGCTGGTCACCACCACCCGCGTGAAATCCGCGACCATTGCGTATGCAGGCTCGGGACTGGTCAACGGTGCGCAGGTCGCGGTCGGCATCACGGGCACGGGGATTCCGTTCCAGGTCAACGTCACGGTCGCCGGCAACCAGGTGACGGCGATCAATGCGTTCGTGAGCCGGGGCTCGTACACCCAGAACCCGGTCAACCTCGCCGCCGAACCGGTCACGCTTCCGGGAATCCCCGGCTCTTACATTGCCGCGCAGTTCTCCCTGGTGATGGAGATCAACACCATCGCCATCTCCGATCAGGGCTCCTACATCGCGAACGCAGTCGGCGGCACGTTTACGCAGGCCTCGAGCACAGGCGCGGGCGTCGGAGCGACCTTCAACAACGCCCTGTTCGGCCCGAATGCGGTGACCGTCACGGCGCCGGGTTCATATTCCGATCTGCCGCTCAATCCAGTCAATCAGTCGGCGACCAGCGGTACCGGCTCGGGCGGCACCTTCAACATGACGTGGAATTCGCCGCCGCCGATCGCGGCCGGCGACTGGGTATCGATCGCCGGCGTGCAGGGCATGACCGAGCTCAACGGCAACACCTACGTGGTGCAGACCGCGGGCACGGTGTTGCAGCTGTACGACGTCTATGGCAACGCGATCGACGCGACCGGGTTCGGCGCCTACACGGGCGGCGGGACGGCGAGCCGCATCTATACGCTGGCGACACCCTATGCCGAGCAGGATCTGCGCTGGCTGAAGTACACCCAGTCCGCCGACGTCATGTCGCTCTGTCTCGTCAACCAGGACACGGGCGCCGAGTACGCGCCGCAGGATCTGGCGCGGCTTTCCGCCGACAGCTGGGAGTTCCGCCCTGCGATCGCGCAGCCGTCCGTCGCGCCGCCGGCCACGGTTTCGGGCGTGGCGACCACGGCGGGGACGGCCGACTATCAGTACGTCGTGACATCGGTCAATCCGGCTGACGGCAGCGAGAGCATTGCTTCGCCTATCGCCGGGATCAACGCCGCCGTCGATATCTCGGCGACCGCGGGCAACATCACCATCACCTGGTCGACCGTCGTCGGCATCAACGAGTACAACGTCTACAAGGCGACGCCGGCCTACGGTACGCCGCCGCCCGTGGGTGCGCTGTTCGGCTATGCCGGCAAGGCCTTCGGCAACCAGTTTGTCGATCGCAACATCGTTCCCGATTTCAGCCAGGTGCCGCCGCTGCACAAGAACCCGTTCGCGCGCGGCCAGGTGGTCGCGGTCAGTCCGAGCGCGCAGGGCGCCGGCTATACGCAGGCGGTGGCGACGGTCGCAAGCTTCACGGGCAGCGGCGCCGTGATCGTGCCGGTGATCGTCGGCGGCGCAGTCGTTGCCTACATCGTGAAGGACGCGGGCTCCGGCTACGTCGCGACTGATGTCGTCAACGTGAGCGGCGACGGTGCTGGCGCTGCTGCCTCGGTCGTGGTCGGCGCCGAGACCGGGACCTATCCCGGCGTCGTGGCCTATTTCCAGCAGCGGCGCTTCTATGGCTACACCATCAACAATCCTGACACTTATTTCGCGTCGCAGCCGGGCGCCTACACCAATTTCGACTCGCGCATCCCGACGATCGATTCCGACGCGATCATCGGAACGCCGTGGTCGGTGCAGGTCAACGGCATTCAGTTCTTCCTGGCGATGCCGGGCGGTCTCGTTGCATTCACGGGTGCGACCGTGTGGCAGCTCGGCGGATCGAGCGGCGGCTCGCTCAACCCGCAGCCGATCACGCCCTCCAGCCAGTCCGCGCAGCCGCAGTCATCGACCGGCTGCTCGGCGACCGTGGGGCCGATCCGTATCCAGTCGGACATTCTCTACGTGCAGGCGAAGAACTCGAACTACATCGCCGCGAATTACCAGATCTACGCCAACAATTACGTCACGGACTTTGTGACGCTGACGGCCTCCCATCTGTTCACAGGCTACGAGATCATCGACCACGCCTGGTGCGAGGAGCCCTACAAGCTGCTCTGGGCAATCCGGAATGATGGCTGCATGCTGTCGCTGACCTACCTGCGGCCGCAGGAGGTGATTGGCTGGGCGCGCCACGACACCAATGGCCTGTTCGTCAGCCTGTGCTCGATCACGGAGCTGCCTTACGACGCGCTCTACGTCGCGACCCAGCGCTTCCCGGGCAACAACACAGCCTACATGATCGAGCGCATGAACAATCGTGTCTGGGGCACGGTCGAGGACACCTGGTGCGTCGATTGCGGCCTTTCGCTCGATCAACCGACGCCGGCGGCGACCTTGACCGCGGATAGCCCGACCGGTCTCGGCGCCGTGACCGGCGTCGTCAATCTCGTCGGCGGTTCCGGCTATTCGGCCGGCACCACGGCCGTCGTGGTCGACGACAACGGGCAGGGCGATGGCGTGGGCGCCGTGCCCGTGCTGACCATCATCGGCGGCGTTATCACGGCCGTCACGTTCCCGCCGGGCAGCCAAGGTGCGAACTACAGCTTCCCGGCGCTGGTGTTCAATGATCCGGCCAATACCGGGAGCGGCGCCGAGGCGACGTGCGTGCTCGACACCAGCGCGACCTTCAGCGCGAACCTGCCGGTGTTCTCGGCCGGTGACGTCGGCAGCGTCATCCGGATGGGCGGCGGCATCGCCAAGGTCACGGCCTTCACGGATCAGCAGCACGTCGTCGCGCAGATCCTGTCGCCGATCACGTCCATCATCGCCAATTCCGGCCTCGGCAATGCCCAGCCGCGCGTGCTGCCCCAGGCGTCAGGCAATTGGACCCTGACGAAACCGCAGGCCAAGGTGACCGGCCTCGGCCATCTGATCGGCGCTACGGTGACGGGGCTTGCCGATGGCAATGTCGTCTCGCCGCGCGTGGTCGCGGCCGACGGCTCGGTGACGCTGGACGCGCCGGCCTCGGCCGTCACGCTCGGCCTTGGTTTTCAGGCGCAGCTGCAGAGCGTCTATCTCGATGCCGGCGAACCGACCGTACAGGGCCAGCGCAAGAAGATCGCCGCCGTCACGGCCCGCGTCGAACTCTCGCGCGGCATCAAGGTCGGCTCCAACCAGGTCGACGGCTCGACGCTGTCGCCGCCCCAGATCGCGCCGGTCTGGAACAACATGGCCGACGCGCCCGACAAGGCAGTCATGCCCTACAACGGGATCGCGGTGCCGCTCTACACGGGCGATGTGCGGGTGACGGTCGAGGGTGGCTTCCAGACGCCCGGCCAGGTCGCCGTGCAGCAGGATAACCCGCTGCCGATGCAGATCCTGTCGTTCATTCCGGAATTCCTGCCGGGCGACACGCCGCAGCTCAAGGTCGAGCCGCGGCGCGGCCAGCAGGCAGCAGCATGATGGAGCTGACATAAAATGGTGAGGGATCTATCCGTTTGCGCGATTTGCGCGCTGCTCATCGTCTCGCTTCTGATGATCGGCAGTTATGTCCTCGACCAAGCCGCGGAGATAATTCCGCGCCCCTGCGGTTGGTCGGCGTGCCATCTTGACTGAGCTCGTCGTGATCGAGGCCAAACGCCATCATTGCGGACAGATGGCGCGGATCCTGCGTATCGAGCACCAGCAGGCCGTTGCGCGGCTTGGCATCAACGCGCATCGCGAGCTCGTCGCCCGCTTCTCCGAGTCTGCCTTCCGCCGCGCCTGCCTGCGCGATGGGCGGCTGATCGCGCTATGGGGTGTGACCGGCTCCGCCCTGGCATCGGCCGGCTATGTCTGGCTCGCCATGTCGGTCGAAGCCACGCGCTTGCCGCTCGCCGCGGTGCGCGAGACGCGGCGCCAGCTCGACGAGATCATGGTGCTCAAGCGCACGCTCGTGACCTCCATTCTCGATGGCGACGCGGCTGCCATGCGGTTTGCTGTGTTCCTCGGCTTTGTGCCTGCGGACGAGCCCGGCGCGCTGCCTGCCGTCTCGCGAGATGGCCGGCGCGATCTTGCGCGTAGGTCCGAGCGAAGCGAGGGCGCACGCCTGCCGATTGGATCGGGCAGCGCAGTCACCATGAGCTATCAGCACGCGGAGGGGATGTAATGGCCGTTGCAGCGCCGCTGGCATTGATTGCGGGAGGCATTGGCGCCGGGGTGTCGGCGGTCGGCACCCTCGAGGGTGGCGCGGCCGCGGCCAATGCGGCCGACTACCAGGCGCAGGTCGCACGTAACAACGCGATCATCGCCCGGCAGAAGGCCGATTACGCGATCAAGTCCGGTCAGCAGCAGGCTGCGACCCAGTCCATGAAGGGTGCGGCGACCGGCGGCAAGATCAAGGCCAACCAGGCCGCCAGCGGCGTCGACGTCAACTCGGGCTCGGCGGCCGACGTGCAGACGTCGCAGCGCGAGCTCGCGAAGCTCGACTCCGACACGGTGCTCAACAACGCCGAACTGAAAGCATGGGGCTACCGGACCGAGGCGACGAGCGACGAGGCGCAAGCGCAGCTGTCCGACCTCCAGGCCGAGCAGGCGCCGATCGGCGCGGCCCTCTCAGCGACCGGCGGCCTGTTGTCGAGTGCATCGTCGCTCGGCGGCAAATGGGCAACGACCTTCAACCCGATCGCGGGCGTGGCAGGCTAAAGAGCGATGGCAGAAGTCCCGTACAACCCGACGTCGACGGTATCGCCGGATGCTGCGGCACCCGATGCGCGGATTCGCGTCAACGCCAACCCGGACGCGTTTGGCGCCGCGATCGGCCGCGGCCTCGAGCGCGCCGGCGCCGGGCTGACGCAGGCCAGCGACAATCTGTTCAGCGTCAACGCGTTCTACGACAAGGTCGCCGTCGACGACCAGATCAACCAGCTGATCGACACGTCCAATAAGATCCGCCGCGGCGACCCGACCAAGACGGTCGTCGGGCCCGATGGCCAGGCGCAGCCCGATGTCGGCTATCTCGGCACCACGGGTCGCACGGCGCTCGACCAGCGCGAGCCGACCATGAAGCTGCTCGACGACGCCATCAAGTCGGGCAAAGACAATCTCAAGAGCGATTCCCAGCGCCTCGCATTCGAGCAGCAGAGCCGCCGTATGCGCGCGCAGTGGGTCGACCAGATCGGCGCGCACTCCGACACCCAGTTCAAGAGCTGGGCCGCCAGCGTTAACGCCTCGGCCGCCCAGCACGCGATCAACCACATCGCCGCGAACCCGGAAGGCGAGGAATTCGCGCATGGGGCCGCCGACCTGATCAACGCGCGCGTGCAAGAGGTCCAGAGCAAGTTCGGCGATGATCCTGCGCTGAAGACCGAGGCCGTCGCCAAGGCGAAGCAGGAAGCGCTGAAGACGCAGCTGACGGCGATCGGCGCGCGCAATCCGTCCCGCGCGATCGAGATCCTCGACAAGAACCGCGAGATCGCCGGCGCCGACTATCCGGCCCTGATGGAGCATTTCCGGGGGCGGGCCGACCAGCAGGATGGCATCGCCGCGGCGGATCGCATGATCGCCACGCATGCGGCCCAGCCGCGCGGCGGCAGCTCCTTCTCCGATCAGCTGTCGTCCGGCATGGGTCCCGGCTACAAATCCGGCGTCGTCAATGGCGCGATCCCGGCCGAGGGTCGCGTACTGCTCGACCGCATCGCCTCCGGTGAATCGTCGGGCCGCTACAACGTCCGTTACGGCGGCCGCCAGGACAAGACCTTCGAGGGCTATGCCGATCACCCGCGTGTTGCCGAGCCGATCACGTCAGGTCCGGACGTCGGCAAGACGTCCTCGGCCGCGGGGCGGTACCAGTTCATCGGGTCGACGTGGGATGCCGAGGCCAAGAAGCTCGGCCTGAAGGACTTCTCGCCGGCCAACCAGGATGCCGCGGCGTGGGACCTCGCCCAGACCGAATACAAGGCCAAGACCGGGAAGGACCTGCTGACCGTCCTGAAGTCGGGCGACCATGCCGCGATCAACGACGTGCCGCGCCAGCTGTCCGGCCAGTGGTCGTCGTTGCCTGGCGGCCGTCAGCCAGCCGGCGGGACCGGTGCGGGAACGCCGGTGCAGGCGCTGTCGCGCAGCGAGGGCGAGATGAAGCTCGCGGTGTTGTCCGACCCGTCGATGGCGGACCGGCCGCAGATGCAGTCGGCCGCGCTGAATCGCATCAACGTGTACTTCTCCGCGCAGCGCGAGACCGCGACCAACGACGCCTCGGCGTTCAAGCTGAAGTTGCAGAACTCGACCGCCGAGGCGCTCGACACGGGTTCGGTCAAGACCCCGCTGTCGCAGGATGAATTCACGTCCGCGCTCGGCGAGGCCGAGGGCCAGCGGCAATATGCCGAGTACCAGGCCAATGTGCAGCTCGGCGCCGACATGCGGGCGATCGCGTCGATGTCGCCGGAACAGATCGCGCAGATGCAGACGCATTATCAGCCGGAGCCGGGCAGCGACAATTACGTCGCGCAGGGCAGGCGCGCCGATCAGCTCAACAAGGCAATCGCGCAGAACGAACAGCTGAAGGCCAAAGATCCGGCGATGTTCCTGATTTCGCGGACCGATGCCGGCAACGAGGCGTGGCAGCATTTCCAGGGCATCCTGACCGACCCGAAGGCCTCGCCCGATCAGCGCAAGGTTGCCGCCGGGATGTTCGCCGAGACCATGAAGAGCGAGCAGCTCCGGCTCGGCGTCGCGCCCGACCAGGTCAAGGCGGTGCCGGACTGGTACGTGCAGCGCCTCGTCGGCTCGCTGCACACGGCCGCAGCCGACGGCACGGTCGCCCCGATCGGGCCGCGCCTCGAGGCCGAGCAGAAGATGTGGGGCGACGCATGGCCCTCGATCACCCGCCAGATCCCGAAGGATGCGGGACCGCTGGTGCGCGTGCTCGCATCCGGCGTGCCGGCCGGCGCGGCCCAGAAGCTGCAGCAGGTCGAGAACCTCAAGCTGGGCGACATCCTGAAGGACCAGAATGACGAGCGCGCGAAGCAGATCACGACCGACGTGCTCAACGCCTTCAAGCCCTTTGCGTCGTCGCTCGCCGGCAATGCGGGCGGCCTGGCGCTGTTCAACGACTTCCGGGGACAAGCTGAGAAGCTCGCGGCGAGCTATGTCCTTTCCGGCAAGACCTCGAGCGACGCTGCGACGCAGGCCTTCAATGATCTGGTTGGTGCCAAGTACACGTTCCAGAGCGGCTACCGCGTCCCGAAGGACGCCGGCGTCGCGCCCGATCAGGTCGCGCAGGGCAGCGTGATCGCGCTGCGCGAGCTCGGCAACGCAGACGTGCGGCCCGCTGCCGACACGATCGGCGGCCTCTCTCCCGAGTATCTGACCGAGAGCAAGATCAAGTCCCTGCAGCGCGACGGCAAGTGGGTGACATCGCCGCGCGAGGACGGCCTGATGTTGACGCATAACGACCAGGCTGTGCGCCGGCCGGATGGTCAGCCGCTGGTGCTGACGTGGAAGCAGCTCGGCGATCTCTCAGCGCGCGCCAAATCGGCCCGCGAGCAGATCGGCGCCGCCGCGATCGAGGCAAGCAAGGCTGCGGGCGGAGGCCCGCTCTGATGATCGACATGTTCCTCTGGATGCTGATCGGCCACGCCGTGGCCGACTATCCGCTGCAGGGTGACTGGCTGTCGAAGGCCAAGAACCCGACGTTTGCGCTGGTGCCCGGCGAGGTGATCTGGCCGATGGCGTTGCTGTCGCATGCTGCCATCCATGCCGGCGCGGTCAAGCTCGCGACGGGCTCGTGGATCGCTGCCGCGTTCGAATTCGTCGCCCACACAGCGATCGACTACGCGAAGTGTCGCGGCGTCATCGGCTACAATCAGGACCAGGTCGCGCATGTCGCCTGCAAGCTGGCCTGGGCAAGCCTGTTCGGGGCAGGGGTGCTCTGATGGCGATCCAGACCGATGGCCCGCTGATGGAGCCCGAGAACAAGGGCATCGACGAATTCCATGTCGGTTACGGCGCATCGCTTCGCGCGACGGCGGCACAGGCTTGGGAAGATTCGCCGGTCATGCAGATGCTCGGCCTCCAGGAGATGGACAAGGCAAAGGGCCAGCAGATCGACTTCGGCGAGATCTCGACCGGCATGCCGACGCCGGGACTGGCCGAGGAGAATGCGGCGGCACAGGCCGCGCCGCGGGTCGACATGATTGACGCGATCGATCGCGTCAAGAAGGCCGGTCTCGCGAGCCAGCTGAAACTGCCCGACCAGCCGGACATCCCGGAGCCGCAGCTCAAGATCATGATGGACCGCGCCCAGCGTCGGCAGGAGCTCGATACCACGATTGAGCGCGGCCCGCAGGGCTTCGTGTCCTCGGCGCTCTCGGTCGGGACCAGTTTTGCGGTCGGTGCCGTCGACCCGTTGAACATCGCCTCCGCTTTTATCCCGGTGGTCGGCGAGCTCCGCTACGGCAAGATCCTTGCCTCCGCCGGCGACAGTCTTGCCACCCGGCTCGCTGCCCGTGCTGGTGTCGGCGCCGCTGAGGGCGCGGTCGGGCAGGCTGCGCTCGAGCCGCTCGATTGGTGGTCGCACACGCAAGACGGTCGCGACTTCGGCGCGGTCGACGTGCTGCACAACATCATGTTCGGCGCTGCCCTCGGCGGTGGCCTGCACGCTGGCGGCGGCTTCATCTCGGATGCGTACCGCCGCCGTGTCGATCGGCCGCTGTTCCCGTACGATCTCGGCGAACCGCTGGAGCAGCACCCGGACTGGAACGAGCTGCGCACCCAGCCGCAACCGCCGCCGCTGCCACGCGACGTGCTAGGCGAATTTCCCGGAATGGACGCGCTCGCGCCAAAGGCGGCACCTGCGGCGCCCGCCGAGGTGCCGCGGCTGCCGGAGAGCCCGGAGATGGACGCGCTCGTCGCCCAGCTCGAGCGCGACTATTCCGAGGCGCCGTCGCCGGCGGTGAACATCATCAACGACCTGCCGCCGCGCGCGCATGAGGATGCGATGCGCGGCGCGATCGCGAGCTTGATCGATGGTGAGCCGGTGCGTGCCGGCGAGATGTTGGAGGCGGCCGCACAGACCGATCCGCGGATTGCGGAGAGCTTCCGTGCGTTCCATGGCTCGCCGGCCGATTTCGAGAGCTTCGACGCGACGAAGATCAATACAGGCGAGGGTGCCCAGTCTTACGGGCACGGGCTCTATTTTGCCGAGAACGACGAGGTGGCGCGTCGCTATCAGCGGACCGTCAGCGACAAGGCTTTCGTCAACAAGGTCGCCGAGCTCTATGACGAGGGATTCAGCCCGCCTGATGCATGGAACGAGATTAAGTCGCATTGGTCCGAGTTTTCGCCGGGCGAGCAGCGGCTGATGCTGGCTCTGGAGAGGGATGATTGGTTCGGCTTTGACTACCCGCACCAGGCGGTCAATGCAGCTCTGCGCGACCTGAAGAACTTCGATCCGTCGCCAGAAACCGTGGCGGCGGTGAACGCGATCGGCAACTTGTATCGCGTGAAAATCAAAGCCGATAAGAGCCACATGCTCGATTGGGATCGCGGCTTCGAGGCGCAGTCGCCCTTCGTACGGGACGCATTGCGCAAGCTCGGCTTCAATGATGCGGAGGTCGCGGGCGCGCCTGGGAAGGAGTTTCACACCTGGCTTGCGAAGCAGGCCCGCGAGAAGATCGAGGCCGAGGGCCGCGAGGTTGGCCCAAGTGATACCCGCAGGGCTGCGGCCGCGAGGCTGGCCGAGGTCGGCATTCCCGGCATCAAGTATCTCGACCGCGGCTCGCGTGCTGGCGGCGAGCACACCCAGAACTTTGTCGTATTCAACGACAAGGACGTCGAGATCACCCACAAGAACGGTGAGCCGGTGAAGCGCGAGGAATTGCTCGCCGAGCGCAACGCCGAGAAGGCCGAGCCCGTCGCGACTAAGAAGCCTCGCGGCCGCGCTGCCGCCGATCCAAAGACCTGGTCCCTGTTCGAATTCCTCGCCCGTGAAGGTGGCCTCAAGCCGGACCCCGAGCTCGCCGCGATCTTCGGCTCGGCCAAGGGTCCGTTCGTGCCTGGCTTCGGTCCGCTGGTCCGACCCAAAGGCCGCGCCCTCGACGACGCCCTCCGGCTCGCCAAGGACCACGGCTACATGTTCGACGCCGCCGACGTGACCGGCGCCGAGGGCTCGTTGACGCCGCGCGACCTGCTGGACCGGATCGCCGAAGAAAATTCCGGCCGGCGCCAGTACCGTGGCGACCAGGAGATCGCGACCAAAGGCGAGGTGAAGGCCGACCTCGAACAGGAAAAGCACGAGATCATCAAGCTGCTGCACGAGGAGCTGGAGTCGGCCTCCGGCATCCCGCACGGCGCGATCGATCCGCGGCTTGAAGATCGCGTCGTTGAAATTGTGCGCAAGGAGGGTGCAGAGGACGTGCTCGGCGCCTTCGAGCGTGCTATCATGGAGGACGCCGAACGCTATGAGGGCCTCGCAAATGCCAGGGCAGCCACAGCAGACCTTGCCCACATCCCGGGATGGGACGTTGATGACCGCGCAGCAACACAGGGACATGGCCCAGCTGATCCTGGCGAACGCGGGGCAGCCGGGCTTCCCGAGTCCGGACGAGGCGCGGGCGATGGCAGCCAACCACGAGGTGCTGGCGAAGGCACTGGACCGGCGGCAGCACCCGAACTAGACCGCACTATCGATCGCGACGCCGCCTGGCACCAGCTGGCGCAACGGGCGCCAGACTTCGACGATCCCGATATCATCGCTGCATCCAAGGCCGCGGAAGCCGTCAAGGCGCCCCCGAGCAAGCTCGACGAGCGCGTGACGGCCGCCGAGAAGGCCGAGGCCTACGCCAAGCAGATGTACGACATGTTCGCCAGCCGGCTGCCGGAGGGCGAGCGCGCGAGGCTGGACGAGATGATCGCCGATCTCGACCAGAAGAGGGTCGACCAGGACACGGTCAGCCAGCGCGGCGCCGCGTGCCTGTTTGAAGGCTACGGAGAGACCTGATGGCCGGCCGCAAAGATTGTATCGACGAGATCCTCGAGGCGATCGGCAAGCGCATGAAGCGCTCCGAGGTCGAGGACCATCTCGAGGACATCGACAGCCGCGCGGAATCGTACCAGTCCGAGGGCATGGCGCGCGCCGAGGCCCTGCGGCGGGCGACGGAAGACGTGCTGAAGGAGAACTCGATCCGCGGCAATATCGCCAAGCGCAACGCGCGCGAGGACGCGGTGAAGCTGCGCGACCTGCGCAACTATGTCGACGGCGCGAAGAAGAACGGGCACTCGGCCGAGCTTGCGATCGAGGCGCGGCTGACCGGCACCAACGTGCCGATCTTCGATGCGAAGTCGCGCGCCGGCAACCAGCTGTCGGTCGCGGCGCTGGCGCTCGGCGCCAAGAAGGACTGGATCGGCGGCGTGGTGACTGATCTGGAGCGGATCGGCCGCGACGAGCCCAAGTTCCGCGGTCTCGACAGCGTGTTCTATTCCCGCAAGATCGAGGACGACATCTTCCGCGAGAAGTGGCAGCTCGACCATGGCGACCGCGGCAAGCCCGGCATCACCAAGAACGAGGCGGCCCTGAAGATCGCCGAGGTGCTGCACAAATGGGACCGCGTGCGCATCAACGCGCTCAACAGCGAGGGCGCGTGGATCACGGACTATGCCGGCCACGTCACCAAGATGGTGCACGATCCGGACCGCATTCGTCGGGCCGCAAGCCCGTTCGACCCGCGCAAGCCGCGCGGCTATTTCTACAAGGGCTTTACCGAGGCCGATCGCGCGGCATGGGTCAGCAAGACGCTGCAGCACATCGACGTCAAGCGCACCTTCGGCGGCGCCGATGCCGAGCAGGCGCTCGCACACATGTATGGCGGCTTCATCGACGGCTCGCACATGGAGCCGACGCTTGAGGTCACGGGCGAGCCCGGCGTGCCGAACATCGCCGGCCACGTCAGCCAGAAGCGCACGTTGCACTGGAAGAGCGCCGACGACTGGCTGGCCTACAACAAGGCCTTCGGCCGGCTGGAGCCGACCGACCAGTGGCTGAAGGGTCTGGAGTCCGGTGCCAATCACTACGCTCTGATGAAGGTGTTCGGCTCCAAGCCGCGCGAGAACTTCGCCGACATCGTCAAATACGGGCAGGACTCCCAGATGGGCACGCCGCAGCGTCTGTCCTTCGACAAGCGCGTGCCGGCGCTGGAGAACCGCTACCGGGTGATCTCCGGCGAGGCGGACCGGCCGATCGCGAACATGTGGAGCGGCATCGTCAACGGCGTCATGGCCGTGCAGCGCTGGTCGAAGCTCGGCTTCACGCCGTTCGCCATGCTGCAGGACAACGTGACGATCAGCCGCGAGCTCGCGAACCACGGCCTTGGCCTCACTGAGCGCTGGTCGTCGATGCTGTCGGGCTATTTCCAGGGCGCCGAGGGTTCGGCGAAGGCCGAGGTCGCCGATCTCTTGCATACCGGCATCCTTGGCCGCCTGCGCGGCGTGACGGCCCGCTTCGACATCTCGGACGCGCGCGCCGGCACCATGGCGAAGGTCGAGAACCACTTCTTCAAGTGGACCGGCATGACGGCGATGACCGAGAACAAGCGCGCGGACGCCGAGCGGATGATGGCCTATGCCATGGGCAAGAACCGCGGCAAGGCCTTCGCCGAGCTCGGCGCCGACGAGGGACGCATGCTGGAGGCCTTCGGCATCGGCGACAAGGAATGGTCGCTGCTGAACACGGCCGAGTGGAACACGATCGAGGGGCAGACCTACCTGACGCCCGACGTCGCGCAGCGCCTCTCGAACGATGACGTCGATGCCTACCTCAAATCGCGCGGCTCGATCTCCGACCAGGCGACGTCGAGCGTGATGCTACGGATGGCCGGGCATATCCCGACCGAGGCAGCCGATCGCGCGCGGCAGGACCTGGCGCTGAAGCTCTGGGCCTACTATTCGGAGCGCGGCCAGTATGCCGTGCTCGAGCCTGGCGCGCGCGAGAAGGCGATCCTGTACCAGGGCACGCAGCAGGGCTCGCCGCTCAACGTGGCGCTGCGCCTGCTGCTGCAGTTCAAGCAGTTCCCGGCGACGATGATCACCAAAAGCTGGGGGACTGAGATCTATGGCGGCCGCACGGGGCTCGGCCGCATCGCCGGCCTGACCGAGTTGATCGTCGGCTCAACCATCTTCGGCGTGCTCGCCAACTTCCTCAACCAGACCGCCAAGGGGCAGGACCCGACGACGCAGTGGAAGAACCAGCCGGTGCAGGCCCTGATCTCCGGCTTCCTGCGCGGCGGCGCGGCCTCGATCTACGGCGACTTCCTGCTCGGCGAATGGTCGCGGTTCGGAATGAGTGCAGCGGACACGCTGCTTGGCCCGACCGCCGGCCAGTTCAACGCGCTGGCCGAGCTCTGGACCGACGCGACACACATGAAGAAGGGCGCCGCGACCGGCGCGCTGGCGGTGCGCATGGTCCGATCGAATACGCCGTACCTCAACACGATCTACCTGCGGACGGCGTTCGACTACATGGTGACCTACCGCCTGCAAGAGTGGCTCAACCCCGGCTACCTCGAGCGCATGGAGCGCACGATGAAGGACAAGCAGGGCATCGAGTTCTGGCTGCGGCCGACGCAGGTCAGCCGGTGACGGGATTCGCCTTATCGTCCGCCGGCCGCGACCCTGCGCGGCCGCTCCTCTACCGTTACCTTGGCAACGGGGGCAGGCGTGGCGCGACGCGGGCGCCACAGGATCAGGCGGCGCATCGGCACCTCGACCGTGCGCCAGATCAGGAAAGAGCCGACATAGGCGAGCGACGTCGCGACAGCGAAGCGCATCCACCACGCATGATCTGCCAGCACGTGATTCAGGTTCATGTACTGGATGATGATGACGTGCACCATGTAGAGGCAGAAGCTCGTCTCGCCGAGGAATACCAGAAGCCGCGATCGCAGCACGCGACTGACGGCGCCGGCCTGATGAGCGACCACAAGCATCAGCGCGCCGAACACGAACAGACCGGCCGAGTTTTGCAACCAGATGCCGAGCAGGGGGTGGCCCACTGCGATCATCGATGTCGCGAGCCTGGTGCTGAGAGCGCCATAAAGTATGACGGCGCCGACGCAGGCGAGCTCCAGCGCGGTCGCGTATCGGGTGATGTGCCGCGACAGGGTGCCGGCGCTGTACAGCCGCGCAAACCAGATGCCGGTGATGAACTCAGCGACACGCATGATCGGCGAATGCAGGGCGAGCTCGACGGGCGAGTATTCCCACGGCTTGGCGGTCATGTCGGCGATGCTGGCGTCGAAATGCTCGGCCACGAGGAGGGCGACGATCGTCGCTGCAAGCGCGCCGACCACGATCCACGACAGGCTCCGCGCGCTGCTTGCGAACGGGAAGATCAGGTAGAAGAAGAACTCGTCCGAGATGCTCCACGAGACCGGGTTCATCGCGTAGACGTAGCCGAACACTGGCACCCACGAATGCAGCAGAACGGCGTTGGTGAGGAGCGGCCCGCGGTAGTCCGGATTGAAGAAAATGTCGGGCGCGAAGGCGAGGCCGAATAACACAAACGTGAAGAGGTGGACGGGATAGAGCCTGGCGAACCGCGCCAGCATGAAGCGTCCGACGGTACGTGGCGACCGCAGCGCGCCGTAGTTCAGACACAATATGAAGCCGGACAGCACGAAGAAGAAGGAGACGCCGAGGGCATAGGCGCCGTTATAGCTGACCGGAATGAAGACGCCCTGCTGGTGATAATAAACCAGCGCCGCAGCTGCGAACGCGCGCAGCGCCGTCAGTGTGTCAATGCGTTGCATTTAGTTCCACTTCCACGCGCCAGCAGTGCGGTCTTATGCTACCTCTAGTGGCGCTAGTTGCTGTCTTACCACTGCAACCGCTGCGCGATCAACCAGCCCGAGAATCGATATCCCCACTCAATCAGCCGCCTTCGGGCGGCTTTTTGCTGTCTGGAACAGAGATCACCCCAACAAGGAGACTGTTCCATGACCATGACGCCGCGCGTCATCGATATCTCGCACCACAATGTCGGCCCGCTGCCTGGCGGCCAGATTGATTTCAGCGCCCTCGCGAGCGCCGGTATCTGGGGGGTGATCTGCAAGGCGAGCGAGGGGGCCGGCTACGGCGATCCGACCTATCGGCGCCGGCGCGAACAGATCAAGCAGGCAGGACTCCTGCACGGCGCCTACCACTTCAATACGGGCGAAGCCGTGATGGCGCAGGTCGATCGCTTCTTCAAAGAAGCCCAGCCTGACGACACGACCTGCATGGTGCTCGACTACGAAAAGCAGAACGTGGTCTCGAAGGGCGATATGTCGATCAATCAGCTGGTCGCATTCCTGCGGATCGGCGAACAGCGCCTTGGCCGCAAGCTCAAGATCTACAGCGGCAATCGGCTCCGCGAGACGATCGGCTTGCTCAAGGATCCAGCTGATGTCGCCTACGTCGCGTCGCACCAGCTCTGGTACTGCCAGTATCACCACGTCGCCGACAAGCTGCCCAAGCAGTTCGCAAAATATTGGCTGTGGCAATACACGGGTGATGGCCTCGGCGATCCGCCTCACTCGATCAAGGGCGTGAGCGGCGCAGGCGTCGATCTCAACGTGTTCGATGGCACCCGCGACCAGCTGGCGGCCAGCTGGGCATGACGAAGGAAGACGCCGTCAAGGCGGTGGACCGCGCCTTCGACGCGGCCGTGGCGAGGCTGTTTGACGTCTTCGTCAGCGGCCTCAGCTCGGGCGACTCCGCCGCCGTTCTTACCGCTCGCGCAACCAAGGGCTTCGACAACGCGGTGAAGACGCATGGGCACATGCTCGCCGTGGTCGATCACCAATTCCCGGAGCATTGATCGTGATCATTTCGACTGCGCATGCCCAGCCGTTTGGCGGGCCGTCTGGCTGCTGTGGCGGCGGAGATCCTCTGCTGCCCGATGCGATCGTGTGGATCGGCCTTCTGATGATGGTCGCCGCGGTCGGCTGGCCCTGGCTGCTGATCCTCGCCAAGCGCCTGGCGCGGAGCCTTCGCCGATGACGCCTCCGAACGACGCGCTGATCGCGTCCTGGTGCGGCATCATCTACAAGCCGACCGCGCTGATCGACTTCGATCACTTCGACGCCGGCGAGGACGATGGCGTCTGCTGGGCGATCAAGAAGTTTCCCGGCGTGGACCTCGTCGTCTTCCGCGGCTCCGTGACAGCGCTGGACTGGGTGCGTGACTTGCGCTCGCTCGCGGTCCGTACCCGCGTCGGTCACGTCCATATCGGCTTCTGGGCCGCCATGGAGCACGTCTGGAGCGACCTGCGTCCATTATTGACGCAGCCGGCGATTATCGCCGGCCACTCCCTGGGCGCCGCCCGTGCCTCGGTGATGACGGCGCTGATGGTGGCCGACGGCGCGGCGCCGATCGGCCGCGTCGTGTTCGGCGAGCCGAAGCCCGGGATGCTCGACCTCGCCAAGATCGTCGAGACCGTGCCCGGCCGCTCCTACCGCAACGGCGACGAGCTGCACCACGACCTGATCACGGACGTGCCGTTCAGCTTCCCGCCGCTGCAATACATGCATCCGACCCCGATCATTCCCGTGTGCTGCCTGCCACCTCCCGACGAGTTCGAGAGGGGCGGCGTCTTCGCCTGGCATCACATCGAGCTCTACCAAACCGCGCTTAACAATCACGTGGCGCAAATCCCGCAGGAGAAAGCAGCATGAGTGTCGATCCCAAATTCACCTTCTGGTTCGGCGTCTGGACCAACGTCCTGGCGCTTCTCGCAGGCTACAGCCTGCAGCACGCGCCGGAAGCGATCGCGCAGTTTGCGCCTGATGCGCAGTGGTGTGCAGGCGTGCTGGTGCAGGTGAACTCCGTCATCCTGACCGCGCTCGCCGGTATCTCCTCGAGCAAGCCGGGCCCGCTCGTCTCGGTACCGCCTGGCGTGATCAAGCCGATCGTGGTGCTGGCTATCATGTTCGCGGCGCTGTTTGCCTTCGGCGGCGATGCGCACGCGCAGGCGCGCAAGCCGCAGTTCACGGGCAACATCGTCGCCGATACCAAGGCCAACCTGGCCCCGAAGGCGGCCGCTACGACCGGCGCGCCGACCGGGCTTGCGAAGTTCATGAGCGACCTCGCCAACCTGCAGAAGACGATCGTCGACAACGTCGTCGCCGATATCACGGCGGCCGACGCCGACGCTGCGACGCTGACCAACCCGGGCGATCCGGCAAGCTTCCGCGATCCGATCGCGCACGCTTGCTACCCGGCCGCCGTCAAGTTCCTGACTGAACTGCCGGTGTCGACCGCGCCAACTGGCACCCTCGTCGGCGTGCAGCTGTTCCAGAAGAAGCGCGATTTCATCATGCAGATTCAGGCGGGGCTTCCGACCTATCTGAAGCTCGGCTGCGCGCCGCTGCTCGGTGATGAGGCGCAGGTGTTCACCAAGTTGATGGGGCTCGTCGGTATCAACGTCGCGCTCAACACGTTGATCCCAGGCGCCGGCGCGCTCAGCGCGTTGTCGTTCTAGGCAAGACGGGGACGGAGCGTCGCTTGCAACGGCGCTCCGCCCCTGACCCGCGATTGAAGCCGCGAACTCCAATGCAGGCTGGGAAGAGCATGACGAGAGAAGTTAAAGAAACACTGACATCTCGACGGTCCGCATGACGGATCAGGAAGTGGACAAGGTATCGAGCGCAATCGGCGCGCTGCGAGCGACGGTGCAGCACCTGGTCTCGCAATGGGAACACAATGATCGCAACGCGACCGAGGGGCGGCGCAAGCTGCACGAGAAGGTCGAGACGCTGACCAACGAAGTGACGAAGCTGACCACGCGAGTCGATTTCATGGCCGAGGAGCTTAAGGCCATGAAGCCCGCGATCGGACGGGTTGAGCACATCGAGGACGATATCGAGGCCATGAAGCCGCAGGTCGCGATCTTCGACCAGCAGCACCAGCAGGGTATCGGCTCCAAGCGGATGCTGACGCTCATCTGGACCGGCATCGCCGCATTCATCGGCGCAGCGACCACGGCGCTCTTCCACATGATCTGGCCGAAGCCCTAAGGGGCGGCCGTCCTCACACAAAGGCATCACATGATCCGCATCTTCCTTGCGGCCGCGCTCGCCTGCGCGTCCCTCACACCCGCTCGAGCCGAGACCTGCATCGCCAGCCAGTACGGCGTCGGCGACGGCTATCACGGCCGTCCGGTCGCCTGCCGCGGCTTCGGCCGCTTCAACACGTGGGCGACCAGCCCGTTCACGACCGCGCACAAGACGCGGCCCTGCGGCTCCTTCGTCACCATCACCAATCTCGCGAACGGCCGCTCGATCCGCGCCCAGGTGACCGACCGCGGGCCGTTCCATCCAGGCCGATGCGTCGACCTTGGCCGTGCCGGCGCCAACGCGATCGGCATGGGCGGCCTCGCGCGGGTGAGGGTGGAATGACCAAGGGCCTGCTCTCGCTCCTCGTCTCCGCGCTGGTGCTGCTCGCGGGCTGGGCCGTGGAGACCGCTGTCGACCGCTACCGGCCCGAGCTCGGCGTCGGCTGGCGGTTCCTGATCCTGTTCGTGCTGGCGATCGCCGCGATGGCGCTCGCGGTCAGCGTGACGTGAATCCGCGCCGGCCGGCTGCCGGCATTTCAACGAGGAAAGGTTGAAACATGACTGCAATGACTGAGATGCCCCGCTACAAGAGCCACAAGACCGTGTGGGCGCTGGAGATCGAGAGCGTCAGGCCCGTCGATGGCCACGATGCCTGTGTCCTTTCATTCAAGGATCAGGGCTACGCGCCCCGGCAGGTGCAGGGCAGCATCGTCGCCCGCTACATGCCGACGCCGGGTGACTTCTTCGTGCAGTACGCTGACGGCTATGAGTCGATCAGCCCGCGCAAGGCGTTCCTCGAGGGCTACAAGCCGGAGGAATCGCCGAAGCAGCACGAGGGTCTGCCAGGCACCGGCTACAAACCGCAGGGCTCCTATGCCGTGCACGAGGTCAACGAGAATAAGAAGCTCGAGGAGCAGGTGCTGCGCCAGGTCGATATGTTGCAGAAGGATCCGCACCTCGCTGTCGATCAGCGCTGGCTGGCCATCGGCCGCACAGCGATCGAGCAGGGTTTCATGGCGATCAATCGTGCTGTCTTCAAGCCCGGACGCGTGAAGCTTCTGGGAGATCCCGAAGGGACGGAAGGGCAAAAGCCCTAGTTTGCGAATTTGCGCAAGTTCGCAAACTGCGCCTCGGCTGGCGCCAGGTGGTTGATCATCAGCAGCTTGGGTTGCTGACCCCGGTATTCCCCGCGCAAGCGCAGGTGTTCTATTCCGCCAGCGCCGCGGCTACCCGCGGGCGGCCGATTCCCTCTCGGGAACCGCGGGCCACCCGACAAAGCGGGGCCCAAGCTGCAAAGAAACGTGCGGGCGGTGATCAAGCCGTCCGCACGTGCGGACCTTAGCATGGACGCGTTGAGGCTCGCCAGCGGCGGGTGATGACGCGCCGGTGGACATCTGCCGCAGCGGGCGGCGTGGTTTAGGTCAGTTTGCTGTGGAGCAGTGTGGTGAGGGCCGATGGAATCCGGTCGGCCAGTGCTGCCATCAAGGGCAGATATCGCGCGATTGTTGCCTTCTCCACGCGATGCGCGATCACGACGTGGGTCTCATTTTCCGCGATAATGCGAGCTTCAGTCTCGAGGTATTGGCGCGGGTCTTCTGTCTTCTCCATGGTTGACATGGTGGTGCCCCTTAAACTTCACACACTTAAAAGGCCGTCTCCAGCGACGGTTAACGCATGATGCGCCGACCGACCTGCCGCGCAACTTAAAATCGATAGTTCCAGTAGGAGATTCGTCGCAACAGTTGTGCGCGGCACGGAGATCAAGCGGAATCGGCGGAAATCCCCGTAATTCAAGCGCGCGCGGTTAAATCGCACCCCTCGTTGTCCCCGCTGATCTCTGCGGGCAAGGTTAATGAATTTCGCGTAAGCTGATCAGCTACTTCCGGCCGAACATTTTTGCGTCCAGCACGCGATGCATCGCCGGATGCTTTCTGTTCTTGACTTTGATCCAGTCCTTCGACCGTCCGGTACGATACGGACGATCGCGATGTTTCGACACGATGCCCTCGAGCCCCATCAGGCAAGCGTGACGATAGAGGTCGGGCCCGATCTCGCCTTGCTCGAACGGCGCCAGGTGGATGCCGTCGATGCGGCGCGCGAGGATCCGCGCGAGGTTTGTCTTGCGCAGGTGCAGCGGCAGCTTGCGCAGGTCGTCGCCCTCGAGCGCGAGAATGTCGAAAGCGTAGAGCTCCACCTCGGCGTCGTGCTTGCGCGAGTGCAGGCCATCGAAGTCGGACCGACCGTCGACGCCGAGCAGGACGGCCTCGCCATCGAGCACGAAGGACGTGGCGCGGTTGCGCAACGCGGCCTCGACGATCAGGGGAAAGCGCGAGCTCCAGTCGTGGCCGTTCCGGGTGAACAGTCGGACCAGCCTGCCGTCACGCTGCACGATCAGCCGATAGCCATCGTGCTTGACCTCGTGCAGCCAGTCCGGCCGGTCCGGCACGGCCGTCGCGGAGGTCGGGATGCAGGGCTGCCAGGGCGATTTGAGCATGGCCCGAAGATAGGTACCGGGTGCCGGTTTTGCGAATCGGGCTCAGTAGCGCTTGGCGTAGCCCGGCGCGTCTTCCTGGCGCATCGGCTTGTACTCGACGTCCCGGCTGCCGCACTTGCCGCAGGGCATCTTCTTTCCGAGATCCTCGATCGTGATCGCCGAGAGCAGCCAGCGCGGCCGTTGCCGGCGGATCATGTCGAAGGGAACTGCGACCCAGTTCCGACAGCTGCGGCAACGACACTCTATATGGGTGTAGCGCTCGACCTCGAGCATGGAAATCGTCTTGTCCGGCAT